GTCGACGATAGCGGCATCAACTCGCTCGGCCGCCGCAATGTCAAGCGCCCGATCACAGCTGTTCGCGAAGCGGACCAGGTATCCTGCCTTTTGCAACGCGTGTTCGATGTCGAGGGCGATAAGGTACTCGTCTTCGGCAACCAGGATAGTTTTCATGACATCCTCGCTGCATACGAACAAAAACTCGGCCGTCACCGGCCGAGAAGGAGGAGTTTGTCATGTCAGCCATGTGACGGCTGGACCTGTAACTCACTGGCGGAAATAAGGTTCCGTTAACCCGGTGACTGTCGAGGGTCTTTGGGGCGCGGGTAGGTCCGCTCCTCTTCGAACTGGCCATCTTGGCGGTGAATACGAACGGTGCCTTCTCCGACGATTTCCTCAAGTACGCCGCCCTGCAGAGCTTCGGCTTTCGTCTTGAACGCGCGCACCCGCTCTCCGAGCTGGTTGTGCAGCGCCCAACCGTCGCCATCCGTTTTGAGTTCGAAGCGTTTAAGCATTGAAACCTCCGGCATATCCGAGAACAGATAAACCCAGAGGCCTCCGGGGCGTTCCAACCCGTCAGAGTCTACGCTTTGCCGAAAGCGTTAATCACGCGGTCCGAGATTGCTGCGCATTCCGCCGGATTTTCCAGATCCCCGGCGTTTTCGGCTATGTCGAAGATCAGCTTTGCAAGTCGCGGCCTGCGATCATCGGTAAGGCCAATATTCAGCGTTTGACAGGCCTGATCGTAAATGTGCTGGAGTGCCGCCAAGTCGGTACCGTTGTAGGCCCGCGAGGCGGTGTTCCATGCGAGATAATTGATCAGCTTGGGCATGACGGCGAGCCTGAAGCAAAAAGCTTGACGACGATAGCAGGTGTTTAAAGCAGATCGCCCATTAATATTCATAAAACCAACGGGTTCGTCATTGGGAACCCAGGGGAGACGTTGTGAGTTACGGGCCGCGGAGTTATCCAGCATGAAGGGTCAACATGGTTTCCATGTCCGCAGACGAACTGTTGCTGCTTGGCCAGCTTGCAGATGGCAGGCGCGTGCTCTCGGTCGAGGAGATTGCCGTGGCGAACAAACTTGTAGGCCGCGGCCTGGCTTTGCTTCAGCCCCTCACCATGCATCAATGCGACTGTTGTCTTACGGAAGAGGGCCACGTCTTCGTAGACGAATGCATCGGCGAGCCGAAGCTACGAGGGTTAACATAAAACTCACAGGCCCGGCTTCCTTCTCGGCGGGGATCACGGTCTCTGCTACGGAGGGTGATCAAGCGCAAACCCCCGTCTGCTAAGGGTCGCATAGCTTCTCAATTTGGCCGGTCGGTGGCGCCGGCTGGTCAAATCAGACAACCAATCGGATAGAAGGTTCCGCCTCGGAACGCTGCATTGCGGCACCTCCGAGCGCGGTTCCGATCATCTCCTGATCGAGGCCTAGTTCAAGGCATTCCTTGGCCAGATCACCAGCGTATTTGAGCAGCACTGCGTGGCTGGCTTGCTTGAACGCGGCCAGGAACGCTGCTTTGGCCCTACTCTCTGCTACGAAGCTGTCTGAATGAGTAAGGTCGATAGTATGCTCAGATCCCGAGATGCGAGCTATGCCGAGCATCGCGTTCCGAACAGCTCTGAGTTCAGTTTCGTATTCGAATGCGAGATCCCGTTTCATCGCGACAAAGCTAGCGAGCTTGCCCATGCTGAGACTCTCCTATTTGAAAGTGATAAGGTTAGCTTATTCGGTGAATCGATCGTTAATGCCGTGGGACTGCGCGCCGTCACCACGCTGGAGGCGATTCCTGGCACCTTTGGCGCGGTGAAAGGCGAGGCCATGCTGCGGGAAAGCGTGCTAACGAAGGCTGATTAAGAGGCGCTACGCCTGATGGACGAGAGCAGGTCGCTTCTAGCCGCAGCCAAAAGGGATAGGCCGTGAGCCACTAGGACGTTCCAGTGGGTTAGGCTGGAGTGTAGCACGGCGGAACCAGCTCGCTCCCTTGTCGTTCGCCTCTAAGGAGGCTAACCATGAGCGCTAAAAATCCCGGCGACGATGCTCCCTCAGGTACACCCGGTACCGGCGAGGCCACATGCGAAAAGTGCAATGGCACCGGTAGAATAGAAGGCAAGACGTGCTCCGACTGTAATGGGACCGGAAAGATCGTCCAGGGTATCGGGGGTGGCTAAAGCTTTGGCTTGCGACGGCGCCTCTCTAACTCGCGACCGAGTTCCTGCAGATCGTCATGCAACAGGGCTCCCACCTTACCCTCCAAGCATTTGAACTGCTTTTCGACCTCTTCGAGTTCTTCCTCGCTCATGTGGTCGAGGCCAACCAATTCTGTACGAGCGCCTTCGACGGCCCGCAACAGCTCATCAAGTTTGATGGTGACAACTTTAGCCCCTCGGTTCTGCGAATTCTGGATGATAAACACCATCAGAAACGTGACCACTGTCGTGCCGGTATTGATCAGCAGCTGCCAAGTGTCCGAGTAGTTGAAAATGGGCCCGGTGACAGCCCACACCAGCACGACGCCCAATGCTATGAAGAAGGCCCAGCTTGTTCCCACGGCGCTCGCCACGGTTTCAGATAGTCGGTGGAACACGTCGCGCATCGATGGGTCTCCCGCTACATTGGCCATCCGGATGTAGCAAACGGAGCGGTGCCATGTCTTCTCCAGACCGAACGATCCCTCTGTTGGGCCCGTTTCTTACTCGGCTAGGCTTAGCGCTTTCGCACCCCGCAGCTTTTGTCGCCGCATTTGTGTACATGATGGCGTGGATGTCGCTGAAGCCCGAGACCTTCGAGTGGCACGCGGGTGCGACGATGGCCGCGCTGTTCATGACCCTGTTTATTCAACGGGCGACCCACCGCGATACCCAGGCGCTGCACGCCAAGATCGACGAACTGCTGCATGCAACGCGCGCCGCACGAGATGAATTGGCGACGGTGGATGAAGAGGAGCCTGAGGAAATAGAGGAGCACCGCCAGCATGAGCATTCAAAGGCGAGGCGCTCGGGCACTCAGTGACGTACGACCAATCCAGCGCAGGTACGAAAAAAGTCCCGGAAGGTTGCGCTTCCGGGGCTAGGTCGTCGGTAAGGAGGGCCGGGGTTCGCAACCCGACCTTGCAGGGAAGAAACGCGAGTCGGATTAAACGAGGGTTAAGCCGTTGCCAGCTCGCGAACCGCGGGCACGATCACCTTACGGCGGCCGTCTTGCTTCCGCTCTATCAACCCTGTCCTCTCAAGGCTGCCCAGCAATTCCGATAGCGTGGACGCCGGCATTCCGAGTGTTTCAGCAATGTAGGTCTGGCTCTCGATGACGTTGCCCACGGCATGTTCCTGGCGAACGAATGCCAGGACCTCCGAACGGCGCGCCTCGTCAATCGAACGCTTCGACGTCGAAGGGACAGCCGAACCGTTCGTCGGACCCGGCGGCCTGGGAGGAATCTTCGGGAACGCGATAAGCGAGGCGCTGCCCTCCGAACCTTCGCCCGAACCCTTCGGCGAACCGTTCGCGTCGCAGTTAACCAGCAACGCGGGATGGTGCGGGAAAAGGGACTCACGGGGAGCGGCGGCGAACGGTTCGGCAGCGGCAGTCTCCGAACGCTTCGGCTTCACTTCGACAGCCTTGGCGAACAGGGGAGCACCAAACGTGGCGACGATCACAACGGCGAGGCCCATGATCCAGCCCCACACGCCGCCCATAAACAATTCGAATGCCGACGGCTCGGCAGGACGGGGGAGGGCTTCGAGCTTTGCCTTGAGGCCGGGCAGTAGCTGGGCCAGCTCAACCTTGCGAATGGCGCTGGCGTTCTCCTGCCGGAGCTTCAGGATAGGAGCGCAGGCGTCGAAGTAGGCTTTCTGGTCGAGAAATGTGGAGCACGCGCGGGTAAGGCGAAACACGCGGCGGGAGACGGGAGCAGCATCAAGGTCGGCTTTGATCTCGGCCGGAGTGCGTGCGCCTTCCAGGCGTTTGAATTCCGCCTCGGCAGCGGTGACGTCGCCCTTGGCTATGTCGTAGAGCGTGCGCTGTCCGCCTTCGCCGCCAGACTTCACGCGCTGGGCTTCGAGGAGTGTCAGCGCGAGGGCGGAGATCGAGACGGCTAGGAGGAGGATCGCGATTGGCGCGCCGATGACACGCTGCCGGGCGAGTGCACCAGGCTGGAAGGCGACCCATGCCGCGCGTGCCTGCGAAAGCGAGATGGCGACGGCAGCGAGCACGAATACGACGCCGGCAATCGACACGGGGCCGGACCAGCCGAACATCGCGACATACACGGTGAAGTTTTCAAGGTGCATTCCGAGCCCATAGGCGCGGAGTGCGTTGACGGCGGCCTCGGCGACGATCGCGAGCGTGATCGGCAACCATGCCCATAGTGGGACGCGCCAGCGTATTTGAGCGCTGGGCGCAGGTGTGCTAACGGTGGTCATGTCGATATTCCCTTCCTAAGCAGAGTGGGATTGAGACAACGGCCCGGCGGTGTCCACACACCGACCGGGCTTTTGCTGCGCAGAATATGGCGATACGCCGCTCGGCGAAGCTTGAATATATTAGTTGAGTAAAGTAAATATATCAAGTAGGCTTGTGGTTCACGCATTTACTAGGGTAATTTTGCGGCCATGCAGATGCATCAAGAGGGCATTGACATGAGTCAACAGCCGCGGCGAGGACGCCCGCCTACGGGCATTCGCAAGGAGCGCTTGCAGATCATGTTGGACCCCGACGACTATCAGGCGGTGATCGATGCGGCGACAACGCTTGGCGAGACCCAGGCGGAGCTTGGGCGCCAACTCGTAAAAGGCGAGGTTGCGTGGGCCGACGTGTTGAAGGCGGCAAAGAAGGCAAAGAAATGATGGCCATCGAGGAGGCGCGGCGTATCCGCGATGACATCCGTGACGTCTTGTCTAGCGCTACGGAGGCCCTGGCTTCTTTGCTTAACCCATTGGCGGCCGAATTAGCCTGCGCCCAAAGCATTTGCCAGGAGGAACAGGCGCTACTCACCAAACAGCTTGGTGCGGTATCGGACGCGCTGGACCACATGCGCGTTGCTAATGCCTTATTGAAACGGACAGTACCATGAGCACTGAAGGTAGGCCCTGATGGATTATGTTCTGATTGGTTTGTTTTTCGCCGCGTGTTCAGTCGTGAACCGCTGGGCTTTTCGGAAGGACGTCAAGCGCGCGATTGCCTATGAAGCCGGGCAGAAAATAGTTTAAGAAAAGATTGACAGAAAAGCCGCGAGTCACGTAACGAATCAAGCACCGTCGCGAGACGCATGAACGAAGCCCGGCCGGAGCCGCTCCCGCCGGGCTTTTGCGTTTTCTGCATGACGCGCAAGGGCGGCACGGTGAACGCAACCGACGCGCAAATGAGGGGGACCGCTCATGTGACCAGCAACCTTGCGTGACACGTTTTGGAAGCCGTCGCAGCTGGGCACTGCGGCGGCCTTTTTGTTTCCGACCTCAGATCCGGCAGGCACACACGCGATGGCAGTAGTTAGCGCCACACGGCCACACGCCGCGAAGACGGGGAGGAAGGACTACAGGCTGCCCATGCAATGCGAGACGTGCGCGGCCATCCGCGCAGCGATCAAGCGCATCGTGAAGGTGGGGCGATGATCACGCTCAATATCGACATGCGCGAGTTCACGAGGAAAGCCCGTCAGATGGGCATCTTCAAGGATGATCAGCTGCCGTATGCAATCGCCAACACGCTCAACGAGACGATGTTCAAGGACACGCGCCCGCAGATCATCGGGCCGACCTGGTCGGCGGCATTCACGGTGCGCAATGCTGGCTTGCCGCGTGCTGCAATCAACGTCGAGAAGGCGTCGAAGGGGAAACTATCGGCCGGAGTATTCGACGCGCTCGGGCGTGCTGATCTTGCTGTGCATGCGCGAGGTGGTGCGAAGACTCATTCGGGTACCCTGGCTGTGCCGGAGCAAAGCAAGGTCCGGCTGCACGCACGCGGCAAGACGCCTTGGGCGAAAGAGCTTGAGCGCCGGTATGGCAAGCGCGCCGTGCGCAAGACGCCTAAGGGCCTATTCGTTGGCAAGGGCGGCAGGCTGCACCTCTACTTCGCGTTCAAGGGCGGCGCGCATTTGTCAAAGCGTTTCGCGTTCTACGAGGACTTCGAGCGCCGTTCCGTGGCTGGCATGGCTCGCTATTATCCGAAGAACATCCAACGTGCCGTCGCCACCGCCTTCGGCAGGTAGGGCTCGACGGGTCCCTCCTGCCCTGGCCCCCCAACGCGGGTCACGCCCGACCGCGAAGGGTCTCTAGACGTAGAAATTTTTTCGTCCTTGATTCCGATTCCGGTTTGAACATGGCCACGCAAGCTGAAATCGCCGCAAAACTTGAGATTTCGGATCGCTGGTTGCGGAAGTTGGTCGAGGACGGCGCGATCAAAGACCCTGGCCGCGGCAACTGGGATGCGCTGCAGACTGCAAAGCAGCTGCTCGAATACCGCGGTAGAGAAATCGAGCGCCTCAAGGCGCAGGTCGCGAGCCTCGAGTCACAGACGCAGCGGAGTGAGGCTGGCGGTACCAAGTCGACCGAGGATGCGCGTAAGGCGCGCGCTCAAGCCGACATCGCGGAGATGGAAGCTGCAGAGATGAAGAAGCAGCTCGTTCCGATCGGCGAAATCGCCGAGCCGTTGCAGAGTGCTGTTTTGATTTTGAAGACCCGCATCATGGCCGTGCCGGCGAAAGCTGCCACGCAAGTGGGAGCCAAGAGCCCCGCGCACGCCAAGCAAGTGATCGAGAAACATGTCGTCGAGGCGCTCGAAGGGCTCTCGAAGATCCGAGTCCAGCGCGTCGCCGGAGCCTGATCTTCGCGTATCACACGGCGCCCTCGCCGACGCTATCGACCAAGCGTTCATGCTTTGTGCGCCGCCGCCTCGGCTCACGGTTTCAGAATGGGCGGATGAGTATCGCGTCCTGTCACCGGAAGCGTCTGCCGAGCCTGGTCGCTGGCATACGTCGCGCGTCGAACCGATGCGTGCGGTCATGGATGAGTTGAACGAGCCCGAGACGCACGAGATCGTGGTCAAGAAGGGCACGCAGGTCGCATACACCGAGTTTCTGCTCAACGCGGTCGGCTATCACATCGACCTCGACCCGTGCCCGATACTCTGGCTGTTACCGGACGAAAAGGCGGTGCACGAGATCTCGAAAAGCCGTCTCGATCCGATGCTCCGCGACACGCCGCGGCTTGCAGGGAAGGTCAAGCCGAAGCGTTCACGCGATAGCGGCAACACGATCGACGCAAAGCAATTTCCCGGCGGTCGACTGGCGATCGTTGGCAGCCACGCACCGAACGATATTTCAAGCCGGCCCATTAGGCTTGTGATCTGCGACGAGACCGATCGCTATGCGATATCGGCCGGTGTCGACGGCGATCCGATGGCGCTCGCTGCAAAGCGTCAGGCGTGGTTCTGGAACCGCAAGACGATCAAGGGTTCGTCGCCGACGACAAAAGAGCGCTCGGTTATCGATCGCGATTATAGGCTGTCGGATATGCGCGAGTGCTGGGTCGGGTGTCCCGAGTGCGGTGAGAAGCAGGTCCTTCGTTGGTCGCAGGTGAAGTGGGACAAAGAGCTTGCCCCTAACGGCAAGAAGAAGCTGCACAAGCCAGAGACGGCTGCCTACCAATGCGAACACTGCGGTTCGCTATGGGACGACAACGATCGTTTCGCGGCGCTCGCGAAGGTGAAGAAAGAGGATTGGCGTCCGACCGCGCCGTTTCGAGGTATCGCGGGATTTCACTACCCGCAATTCCTTTCGACCGTTGTGACGTTGCCGGAAATGGTGACAGAGTTTCTGGTCGCCTTCGGCAAGATGCCCGGCTCGCATCCTGACGTCGAGAAAATGAAGGTCTGGACGAACACCGTCCTTGCCGAGTGTTGGGAAGAGCAGGGCGAGACGGTCGACAAATCGCTACTCGAAAAGCGCTGCGAGCCCTATGGCCCCGACGATCTGCCCGACGAGGCGCTGATCGCGACCGCCGGCGTTGACGTGCAGGGCAACCGGCTTGAGGTCCAGGTTATCGCTTGGGGGCCAGGCGAGGAGAGTTGGCCGGCGCGGTATGAAGTGCTGCCCGGCGACCCCGCGCAGGCTGGTGTCTGGAACGATCTCGACGAGCTGCTGAAAGAACCGCTGCGCACTGTCAGTGGCCGACTTGTTCGAATTCGCGCGACGTGCATCGACACAGGCGGCCATCACGCCGCGCAGGTGCACGCATTCTGCAAGGGCAAGCTCGCGCGGCGCATCTATCCGATCGTCGGCAATAGCGGCCCGAAAAGGATCTGGCCGATCCGGCAGTCGAAATCGAAGCATGGCCACGTTTACACAATCGGCGTCGACACCGGCAAAGATCAGATTTACGGGCGCCTCACGATTCCGCCCCGCAAGCCAGGCGAGCCCAATCCGGGCTTTATTCACTTTCCGCTTCCCAACGAGGACGCGCGCACCGACGGCTTTAACGCGGATTATTTCGCGCAGCTGACCGTCGAGAAGGTCGAGACGCGCTATCGCGAGGGGCGCCCGGTTCGCGTCTGGACCAAGAAGCCGGGCGAGCGAAACGAGGCGCTCGATACGTTCGTCTATGCGCTCGCGGCACGGACCAGCCTTGGCTGGCGGCTGCGGCCAGCGGCTAAGGCGGCCGAAGATGATGCGCCGCCGGCGACGTCGCCTGCAGCGCCAAAGCTAAAGCCCACATCATTGCCGCCGGCGCATGTCGCAAAGGCGGCTGTTAAGGCCAAGCCGCGGCGGGATGCTGCCGCGATCGCGAGGATGTTCAAACGATGACCGTCGACACCACTGCGGATCTCACCGCGCTCTATCACGCGATCATCGCCAAGGTGACCGGCCGGCAGGTGAGTCAAGCCGGGCACAAGGACAAGCAGACCTCGTTTGCGAGTGCGTCCCTCACCGAAATGATCAGGCTCTATCGCCAGCTTTGGACGAAGCAAAGCGGGCTCCCCGAGCTGAATGAATTGGGACAGCCGGTCATCAAACGCGGTCCGCCCGCTCGGGCCTGGCGCTAAGGCGACAACACCATGCAAGCACAGGCGGCTCTACCGGCGGTTCGCAAGATGCCGCTGCACCAGGCGCTGGCCTCCCGCATGATGCGCGGAGGCGGCGGGTCGGCATATTCCGCAGCCGCTCGGTTTGATCGCGGCTTTGCGTCTTGGAATCCGACGCTGCGGTCCGCCGACTCCGAGATCCTGCGCGATCATGCAAAGGCCCGCGCTCGTGCACGAGATCTGTATCGTAACCACCCGTACGCCAAGCAAATCGTGCGCATGGCGGCGCTTGCGCAGGTCGGCAAGCGGCTCCGCTATTCCTCGCGGGTCGACTATCAGTTTCTCGGCATCGACGAGGAAGGGGCGGACCGCTGGGGTGCGCAGTTCGATCGCGTTTGGGAAGCCTACGCGCACGGACCTGGCGCGCTGATCGACGCATCGCGCCGGCGCAATTTCTCGGCGCTGATGCGCCTGGCGGTCGGCGTGCGCATGGTCGATGGTGAAGTGCTGCTCGGTTGCGAATGGGATGAGCGCCGCCGCTGGAAGACCTGCTTCAAGATGGTCGACATCGATCGTCTGTCGAACCCGCGCGGGCAACCGGACACGCTGCAGCTCAAGGCTGGCGTTGCTCTCGACGACTACGCTGCGCCGATCGGGTACTACATCCGCAACGGACATCCCGCCGACGTGGCGATGCTGGACGTCGCGCGCGCCAACACGTGGTCATTCCATCCGCGCGAAACGGCGTGGGGCCGGCCGGTGATGCTGCACTCGTTCCTGCCGGAGCGAGCCGAGCAAACGCGCGGCATCACGGAATTCACCACCGTCATTCGCGCTATGCGGATGCAGCAGGAATTCAGCGAGGCGGACCTCGCGTCGGCGATCATGCAGGCCATGCACGCGCTCGTGATCAAGTCCAGCGCCAACTGGGCTGAGATCATGAAGTCGATGGGCGCCGAGGTCGACGTCGACGCCGACGGTAACCCGGTGAATCCGGTTGAGGCCGCGACGCTCGACCAGCTTGCGATGATGGCGGGTTACTACAACGAGGCGCGCATCACGGGCTTTGACGGCGGCCGCCTGGCGGCCCTGGCGCCTGGCGATGAGCTGCAGTTCGTCAGTCCCGGCAACAAGGGCTCAAGCGCGGCCGAGTTCAAGAAATCGGCGGTCAAGGAATTCTCGGCGGGCCTCGGGGGAGATCCGATCTCGGTCTCGCAGGACTATAGCGACGTCAACTATTCGTCGGCACGCATGTCCGTGGCCACCAACTGGCGGACGCACGAAGTTTCGCGCGGCGAGTTGGTCTATGACCTTGGCATGCCGATGGTGCAAGGTTTCATGGAAGAGGTCGTGCACACGGGCGCGTTGCCACTTCCGAAGGGCATTAAGCCCTTCGAGTTCTACGACGCTCTGCCGGCGCTGTGTAAAGGCGTGTTCATGACCTGGGGTCCGCCGATGCTGGATCCTACGAAGGAGCGCCAAGGCCAGCTGCAGGGCTGGAACCTCGGCCTCGATACGCTGGAAGCAATGGCGGCCGAGGAAGGCGAGGACTATCGCGACAACATTCGTCAAAAGGCTCGCGAAGTGCGCCTCATGCGCGAATACGGCGTGCCACTACCGGGCGAGCCGGTGATGCCGCCGATCGCCGAAGCCCCTGCAGCCAAATAGCGCGAGGGCCTAATCAGCCGCGTACGCTGGCTCACTCCTATTATCTGACGGGAGCCGGTACCGCAGGCCGGTCGGTTTGTTGCTGATCCGGCAGGTTGTTAGGTTCCATCAATGCCGCAATACCCAGTAGAGCGGCCACAACCAGTAGCGAGGCGGTTGTCCACCAGCTCACACCGAGGCTGTTTTGGTTCTCGTGAGAAGAACGGGATTCACGGTCAAAAGTAGGCATTTGGCCTCCTACACTTTGCTGAGGCTCCAAAGGCGCTGATCCTCGGAAAATTTAGCCTCCGCGTCTGTCACTAACAAAGCCGCTCATTTGCAAGCAGTTCCCTCGTTATCGAAGGACTTCAAACGTGCTGATAGAGATTTGCGGGGGTTGAGCAGTGGCGCAGCAAAAGAAACGTAGTAGCGGCACCAGCGCCAACACGGTCAAGGCGAAAGAAGCCGAGGCCAAGGCCAAGCAGGCGGACGCGGCAGCTAAGACGGCGGAAGCACAGTCGGCTCAAGCAGCTGCCGAAACCCGCCGACTGGAGCTTGAGGCCGAGAGACTGAAGCTCGATCGTGCCGACAAACGTCGCGAGGAGGATGCTTCCGCAGGCAATCAGCTGCGCCAGGTCGGGCTTGTGGCCGCTCCGCTCGCCGCGGGTATGGCCTACGGCAAGCACAAAGCCGATAAGATCCAGACGCAGGTCGAGAAGGCAGCCGTCGCCAAGAACCAGCAGCTCGACCGCGTAGCGCGCAATGTGCGCCGGTCTCGCGATGCGTCGCGCATGAAAGCGGCCGTGCACGTCGTCGACAAGCTGAAGCTGGCCAAGATGAAAGGGCCGATCGGCGGTATTACCGCTGGCTTCCTGGTGACGGAAGCCGTCGCGGCACGCGTCGTCGCCGCCAACACTGAAAACGAAACGGCGAAAGAGGTCCTGAACGCTGCGGCGATCGGGCTCGGCTCGGCGGCAGTGGGCACGGTCGGCACGCGCATGGTGCAGCGTGCGACGTCGAGCGTCATGCCGAATGCGGTGTCGCTTGTCGACATTGAGACAGCGCGCGAGACGTTGAGCAAGAAAGCACCGTCGCCGGCAACGAAGGCGCCGAAGGCGGGCGGCGGTACGCTTGCGAAGGCCGGGCGCCTGGTGCTGCCCGCACTGGCGGTGGTCGTGGCGACGTCGGCGTTCAATAATGAAGCCGCTGCAGCGGAGAGCGCTGGCGACGCCAACGCGACCGCGCGTGGGTCGACGGCAGCGGCGAAGGCACTAACGGATCTGTTGAGCTTCGGCGCCGGCGAGGCCACCGAGCGCGCGATCGCGGATGGCGAGAGCCGCGAGCGGGCCGTAGCGGAGGGCGTTGCGATGGGCACCATCAACGCCGCCACCTTCGGCGTCGCCACGCTTGCCAACGATGCGCTTGCCGATCAAGGCGGCGTGTCGGGCTTCATTACCGACACCCTCAAGGCTGCGATCAAGTCGGCGCGCGAGGGTAAGGCGTTCCTCAACGGCGCGGCCGAGCGCAAGGCCGCCCAGCTGCCGAAGGCGCCGGAAACGGTTGTCGTCGCGGCCAGCGCGCAGCGGCTGTCGGACGGGCAGACGGCAGGATACACGCGCCGGGGCCGCAACGGTCAGTCGGTGCAGGTCAAAGCCTACCGCACGCCTGGCACCTAAGAGGCAGAACGCACATGACGAACGGACTTAACCTGCAGGTGCAGTCGCCTGGGTCGCCGCACGCCGACTTGGGGTTCTGGATACAGAGCCAGATCATCGGGCAGCCAATGGCGATGGTCGAAGCGAACCTGAACGGGCTTGTGGAGGCAATTACAGCCAACCGTTTTTCGCTGCCGCGCAACCGTTCAAACGCTGCGCGCATCACCGAAAAAGGTACAGGCATCGTAGAGATCCACGGAATGCTGATCAACCGAGCTCCGGTGATCGGCTCGTTCTGGGGGCTCACCGCCTACGAAGGCCTGGGCGAGCAGTTCCGCCGCCTCGAAACCAACGACGACGTCAAAAACGTCGTGCTCGATTTCGATACGCCTGGCGGCTTGGTTTCGGGCATCGTTGCGTGCGGCGACGCCCTCGAAAACCTGGCCAAGAAAAAGCCGGTCTACGCCATCGCGCACGACATGATGTGTTCGGCCGGGTACTGGCTCGGCTGCATCGCGCAAGAGCTGTCGGTTACCCCTGACGGCGATGTGGGCTCGATCGGCGTACGCGCCGGCCATGTCTCATACGCACAGGCGCTCGATCGCGCGGGCGTCGATATTCGTGTTTTCAAGGCCGGTGCTGCGAAGGCCGATCACGCGTTTAGTGAGCTGCTCTCAGACGGTGCCGCTGCTGAAATCAAACACAGCATCGACAAGCAGCACGAGCGTTTCATCGCACATGTGGCGCGCAACCGCGACTTAACCGAGGCGCAGGTGCGTTCGACTGATGCCCGTTGTTGGGTCGGCGAGGATGCCGTCAAGGCGGGCCTGGCTGATCGCGTCGAAACTCTTGAGCAACTGGTCGAAAGGATCGAGCGGAGCGCACCGCGCGTGAAGACGAGGCGAAAGACCAAGAGCGACCGCAATAGTAAAGGCGGGCTCGCGCCCGCCTCGCGTAACCCGTTGCCCTCCGGGGCACCGGACGACGAGCCCGCCCTGGGCAGATCCACCACAACGAACGGAGGACGGACAGTGTCCGATGCCAGCATGACGGACGGAGAGCGTCCGGACTACGACAAGATCATCGCCGCGTCGCTATCGGCGCTCGCGGCGAGCAAGGCGCCGCCTGCAGCTTCGGCGCAGGCTGCGCCTGCTGCTGCAGCAGCGCCCGTCGCTGCCGCAGGAGACGCCGCTACAGAGGCCCGCACCCGCATCAAGTCGATCCTCGGCAGCGAGGCGGCCAAGGCCTCGCCCGGTCTCGCCGAGCATCTCGCCTATGAAACGGATCTGAGCGCCGACGTCTGCGCGAGCGTGCTCGCCAAGGCTGCGGCGGACAAGCCGGCCGAGGGCAATACCCAGCAGCAGCTGGGCAACGCGCTCGGCCGTGAGATGGCCAAGCCCGGCAACGCGGCCGCCATCAAGCCCGACGGCGGCACGGACGCTGCACAGCGCCCGTCGCTGGCGTCGCGCTTCGAAGCCAAGTTCAAACCCGCAAAAAAGGGAGCCTAACCGATGGCTGTCGTCGCAAACTATCCCACGCTGTCGAGTGATTGGCTTCGCCATGAGCTTGACCCGCGCCTCTACCGCGAAGAGGTCACCATCCTTGCTGGTGCCGGCGTGCTGCCCACGGGCGCCGTGATGGGCAAGATCACGGCCTCAGGCAAGTACAAGCGTCACGTCAACGGCGCGGCTGATGGCACGCAGACGGCCGTCGCCGTGCTGCTCAATGCCGTCGACGCCTCGGGCGGTACCGACGTCAAGGGCGTGGTCGTCACCGGCCAGGCCGAGATAGTCGCTCTCGCGCTGAGCTGGGATGCGTCGGTCAACGATAACACCAAGAAGAACGCCGCGCTGACGTCGCTCGCTTCGGTGGGCTTCAAGACGCGCCAGCTCGCCTAAGCCTCAACCCCAAACACAGCCTGACCTGAGACGCCCGTAGGCAGCCGCCGGCGGGCGTCTTTCGTTTTAAGCATCCGACGTCGAAAGGACGCAACACCCCATGCAGCTCGATTTCCTGCGCGACCCGCGCTACTCCGTCCGCAACGTGTCGGACGCCATCATGAAGATCCCGAACGAGTATTCGCTGCTGTCGCAGCTCGGGCTCTTCCCTGAGAAGGGCATTCGCACCACGTACGTCGAGGTCGAGATCAAAGAGGGCTTCCTCAACCTGATCACCACGACCGAGCGCGGCGCACCCGCTCCCGAAAAGAAGCGCTCCACGCGCTCGACCCGCGTCATGAAGACCCTCTTCATGCAGCAGAACGACACGATCAAGGCATCGGACCTGCAGAACCTTCCGGCGTTCGGCACGCTCGACAGCGCCGGCAACGCGGGCGAGGCATTCTTCGAGGCCTTCGACAACGAACTTGCCGAGCGCTTCGAGGAGCTGCAGCGCGGCTACCGCCAGACGCATGAATACATGCGTTGGGGCGCGCTGCGCGGTGACGTCTACGACGCCGACGGTACCCGTGTGCTCTACAACTGCTACACGGAGATGGGCGAGAGCCAACAGTCGATCGACTTCAAGTTCGGTACGACCACGTCCGACGGCATCCTCGCCGCGTCCAAGACCGGCCGCCGCTACATGGAAAAGAGCCTGATGGGCGAGCCGATGACGCGTCAGCTCGCGCTGTGCTCGGCCGAGTTCTTCGACAAGGTCACCACGCACCCGAGCTACGCCAAGTTCTACGAGAACAACCCGGTGGGCAAGCCCAACCCGTTCCTCGACGACCTCGGCGTGACCTACTTCCAGCACGGAACCTGGACGTACATCGAGCACAACGGCGAGGCGAGCTACCTCAACGCCGATGGCACCACCTCGACGCGCCGGTTCATTCCGGAGAACGAGGCCATCATCGTGCCGCTCGGCACCAAGCAGACCTTCCGCAGCTACTTCGCTCCGGGCGAGATGCTGGACGCGGTCAACATGCCGGGTCAGTCGATGTACGCCTCGCTCAAGGAACTGGACCACGGCGCCGGCGTCGAGATCCACACGGAGTCGGCTCCGCTGTTCCTCGTGCAGAAGCCGCGCCTCGTGCTCCGCGGCTACTCGAGCAACTAAGTCGCTCGACCAAAGCAAGCGACGCTCTGTTCAAGACCCGGCGGCAACTGCCGGGTCTTTCGCTGAACGCCGCACACGCAAACAAGGGGGACCCATCAATGCGCGTGAAATTGCTCGCGGACGAAACCGTTCGCTTGGACAAGATCAACTCCAAAACCTATCCGGCAGGATGGTCTGGCGAAGTCGACGACACGCTGGCCAAGGCATGGCTTAAGAAACGTACCGCTGAGCGTCTGCCGGACGAAGCCGCAGAGCCTAAGCTCACCGATGAGGAGACGCTTGTCCTCAAACAGGCCGCTCAGGCGGCGATGGCTGCGGCCAAGGGCAAGGACGAGACCGACGACGAAACCTTCGATCCGGAGACGGGCGAGCTGGATGACGCCGGCGGGGGCGAGGCCGAAGCAGACGAGGGCGACGGTGGGGGCGAACAGACCGCCGCCGAGACGCTCGCCAGCATGGAATTCGAGGAGCTGAAGGCGCTCGCCAAGCAGCACGACGTCACGACGCACCGCGTCAAGCGTGAGGCGATCGAGGCGGCGCTGCTCGCGAAGCTTGAGCCCGCGCCGACCGAATAATGTTCGACTTCGACAAGCACACCAACGGGCCGCTGTTCTCCGTCTACGCGCGGCCCGTTGCCTACAGCCCGGCGTCGAAGCTCGTGAAGCCGGTCGAGCAGCTGCAGGCCATCTTTGACCGCGAGCACGAAGTCGTCCTCGAGGAGCTGGCCAATAGCGAGCTGACCGGCTCCGGCCATTCGACGACGGTGCCGGTGCTGACGGTACGTCTGGCCGACTTCGCAGTGAAGCCGGCGCAGGGCGACCTGGTCACCGTGCCAGGAGAGGGCACGTTCTCGGTGTGGGACGACAAGCCCGACGGTGAAGGCTGCGCCGACCTCATTCTACGAAAGGCATAGCCGATGCTGATTTTGGAAACGCTGGCCGAGGCCGCGCGTGCGCGCCTTGTCGCGACCGGGTTCGCCGGCGGCAATGTCGAGCTGCACCGGGACCCGCCGACCAAGGATGAAGGGCTGCCGATCGCCAGCGTGACCTATGAGCACGACAGTGCGGCCGCCGACGGAGATCCGCGCACCGGCACCTCTGACTTCGTGCACAAGCTGACGCTGGTCATCGACGTGATCGACACGGCCGCGACGGGGAGGGCGCTGATGGCCAAGCTTGCGCAGCACAGCGAGCACGTCATGCGCGCGCTCTGTGTCGATCCCTGGAATTGGAGCGGCGACGTTGTCGAGGGTATCGCCGGCGTGCGCCAGCTTACCGACAAGAGTCCCGAAGGCGCCACGATTGCCTATCGCCGCCAGGTGCAGGTCGACGTCCTCTACCGCAGCCAATGGGAGCCGTCGACGGACGGGCTCTCCGATTTCACCTCCGTCTCGATCGACGCCGGCGACGGCATCGGCGCCGACGTCCCTGTGCAATCCGAGTAAACCGCTCAACCCCGAAAGAGGAAGCCAATGACTAATCGCATCTACGTCGCTCCGGCGGCGGGGAAGAGCCCCCGTTCGCCTCTCCCGGACTACGAGCCCGTGCCGGCCGAAGGCTACTGGCAGACCGACTGCCCCGCCTGGCGTCGTGCAGAGCGCTTCGGCGACGTCGTGATCAGCAAGTCGGCGCCGGGCGAGAGCGATAGCTCGCCCGCGAAGTCCGGCAAGAGCAAGTAAGAGGAGCCTCGACCCATGCCGATTTCAATGGATATCCCGACTACCCTGCGGCTCCCGCTTGTTTGGGCGCAGGTCGACGGCAGCCAGGCCGGCACCTTTGCCAACTATCAGCGCGCGCTGATCATTGGCTATAAGAAGGCTGCTGCGCCGGGGACGCCCAACGCGCTCGTTCGTGTGACCTCGCCTGACCAGGCGAAGGCGCTTTACGGTCGCGGCTCGCAGCACGCGCACATGTTCGAGGCCTGGTTCAAGAACAACAAGTTCGAAGAAACCTGGGGAATCACCGTCGCGCCGCCGAATGCTGGCACTGCAGCGTCGGGCACGATCCTCGTTGCCGGACCTGCGACCAACTCGGGCGCGATCTATCTTTACATCGCCGGACGCCGCATCTCCGTCAACGTGACGGTGGGCGACGCGGCCGCCGCCATCGCGACGGCGATCGGCGCCGCCATCAACGCGGCGCTCGATCTACCTGTGACGGCCTCCGTCGAGACGGTGACCGTGACGCTCACCTGCAATTGGAAGGGCATCGACGGCAACGGCATCGACATCCGCGTCAACTACTACGGAGACCTCGGCGGCGAGACATTGCCTGCCGGCGTCACGCTGACCATTACGCCGATGTCTGGCGGCGTCGGTGTGCCGGATCTCACGGGCGCACTCGCCACGCTCGGCGATCAGCCGTTCGACACCGTCGTTTTCGCCTGGACCGACACCACGACGCTGAACGCCGCCGACCAGGAATGGGACCACGTCGGCACCAACGGCCGCTGGACCTGGCTGCGTCAGATCTACGGCCACGTCTACTGCGCCAAGGACGGCACGCCGGGCGACCTGCAGACGTTCGGCTCGGCCCGCAACGGCGCGCACGTCACCTGCTTCGGTTACTACGCGTCGCCGACGCCCTCCTGGGAGCGCGCCGCCATGTACGCCTGCCAGGCGCACACGGCGCTCCGCAACGATCCGGCGCGGCCGCTGCACACCCTGCCGCTAGTCGGCATGATGCCGGCGATCCCGGATCTGCGGTTCACGAAGGGCGAAAAGAACGCCTTGGCCTTCGACGGCATCTCGTGCGCGACCGAGGCCGACGACGGCACCTGCACCATCGAGACGTCGTTCTCGATGTACCAGAAGAATGCGCACGGCCTCGAAGACAACGCGTTCCTCAAGGTGCAGACGCTCGCAACGCTGGCCTACGTTTTGCGCTCGCTCCGCTTCGTGCTGACGCAGAAGTTCCCGCGCCACAAGCTCGCGAACGACGGCACACGCTACGGACCGGGCCAGGCGATCGTCACGCCCAAGGTCGCCAAGGCGGCGATCGTCGCGCACTATCGCTCGATCGAGTATCTCGGCTTGGTTGAGAACGCGGAGGCCTTCGCGCAGGCTCTGATCGTCGAGCGTAACGTCAACGACCCGAACCGGCTCGACGTGCTCTATCCGCCGGATCTGGTCAACCAGCTCGACGTCCTCGCCGTGCTGGCGCAGTTCCGCCTGCAGTATCCGGCGACGTTGCCGGATCAGGCCCTCCCCATCGCCTAAACCCCCGCGGTTGAGCCGCGCCGATAAGACCCGGCGCGGTGCCGCCCATCCATCAGGAGACCACCAATGGCGAACAACCGCATCGCGGGCGTGGCCTATGTCAAATACGACGGCCGTCAGCTGCCGATCAAAGGCAGCTGGGAAGTCGGTTTTCACAAGCTGAAGCGCGAGGGTATTTCCGGCCAGGATCGCGTGCACGGCTACAAAGAGATGCCGGCTGTGCCGTTCCTCAAGGGCGACATTTCGTCGACGGCCGAGGTGTCGTTGCCGGTGTTGCTCGCCATCACGGACGCCACGGTGACGCTCGAAGCAGCCAACGGCAAAACCTACGTGCTTCGCAACGCCTGGACTGCGGACGAGTACACGCTGCAGACCGAAGACGGCAAGATTGCCGTCAAGTTCGAAGGCATGGACATCGACGAAATTTAGTCATGCGTGCCCGCGCGCGGGACGGCGCGTGGGCTCCGCTATCCGCTAACATCAGGGGGAACCTTCCATGACTCACGATCCACGCCAATTCACGAACGGTGGCCAGGAATACGCGCCGCCGGCGGCCGGACCTGCAGTGACGCCTTACAGTCCGCCGCCTGTCGAGGAATACGCACCGCAGCCGGTCATGCGCCAGGCACCCGCCGGGTATCAGCCGCAGCCCGCTCCGCAGACGTACGCGGCGGCACCAGGCCATGCCGCTGCGCCGGCCGCATACGCGCCCTACGTGCACGTTTCCGCGCCCCCGTCTGCACCTGCAGTGCCTGCACCGGTCGACCACCTATCGGCGGCAGCACAGTCAATGAGGGCGTCTCTCGGTGCAGGCACCGCCGCTACCGATCCAGCTCTTGTTGTCTTGAGCCGCGCCTATGAGGCACACGACCTCTCGGTGCAGGCGGTGCGTTTTCGCAAGCCGACCACCAAGGATCTACGCAAGTGTGGCTATCCGATGCGCAACGCTTTGAACGTTGCGGGCTCGGCGGTCGGTATCGACGAGCTGCCCGACGTCGTCGCGAAATACGTGACGCTGCTGTCGGACCCGCCGCTGCCACCGTCGACGGTCGACCAGTTTGAGCTGGACGACTTCTCCAAGTGCTCGGCGGTGATCCTGGGTTTTTTCCTCGGGTAGGCGAGGAGGAAACGCCGGCGGCGATCGTCAAGGCGCTCGTCGACCAGTGTTTCGACCTCGCCCACGTCTTGCGCGGCACGCCAGACACCTACCTCGACCTGCCGATCGACGATCTTCCGTTCTATATCGACGCCGCGAACCGGCTCACCAAACGCCTAAAGGACAACGGCTAGCATGGGCGGACCTTTAGACCTTCGCGGCCGCGTCACCATCACCAATGGTGGCAGCGGCACGCTTGGCACCGTGCAGCGGCAGCTGCAGCAGATCGGGAGTCAGACCGGGCGCCGGACCGTGCCGATGGGCACGTTTGCCAGCAACGCGCTCGTGACAGGTGCGGCCGCGTCGCAGAAGCTGCAGGGCAACCTGGTCGGCGCCACGGCAGGGACGTGGGCGCTGGTCAGCGCCATGAAAAAGGCCGAGGGGTTCAACCGCAACGTCTTCGGCGTCGGCGTGGCAGCGATCGGCGATTACACAGAGCGCGTGCGCGACAGCGCAACCGGCACAGAAAAGGTCGTCGTCAACTATGAGAAGGTGGCGGCCTCAATGGAGCGTGTGTCGAAGGTCTCGCGAGACCTCGCGCATGAGATCCCTGAAACGCCGACGAAGCTTTCCGGCATCGCAGAGACGCTGGCGAAGGCGGGTTTCAGCGACGACAAGCTGGCGGCCGCAACCAAATGGAGCGCGATCCTCGGCTCGACCGATACTGAAACGGCCGCGTCGGACCTCGGCGCCTTCGCTTCCGTGCTCGATACGATCTACAAGCCGAGATCGGGCGAGCAGTGGGGCGATTTCTTCAAGCGCCAGCTCGACATCGTGCGCGTTGCCGCTGCAGAGACGCGACTGTCGCTCGGGTCAACGATGGAAGGCCTGCGGCCGTTCTCGGCCCTCTATTCGCTCCTCGGCCAATCCGAGACCGACAACGCCATGATGCTGATGGGCGGTGTGCGCAAGGGCGGTGAGGCTGCAGAGGTCGGTCACACGCTGAAATCCAACGCCATGCGCATGCTGCGCTCTACGGCGGAGGCAACGAGCCGCTTCTCCGCGCTCGGCCTGCGACGGTCGGACTATACCGACTTGGCGGCGATGGACCCGATGCGCGCTGCAGGCAACCTGTCGCGCGTCTTCCGCAATGCAAACATCAAGGGCGCCTTCCGCTCGCAACTCGAAGGCATGATGCAGGAGGCGATCGAGAGCGGGACGTTCGACACCGACGATTTCCAGACCAAGATCATGGGCATGGTGGCGAAGCGCGGCAATATCGACACCAGCGAAGAGGTCTCCCGGGAGGCCTTCGAGGAGAAGTTCGCGAATGCCATTTTCGCCGGCGGCGCGAAATTCAACATGCTCAAGCTCTATAAGGATCTGATCGAGAAGGGCGCCACGGCAGCGGACATCGGCACCATCTTCGAAGGTCGCCGCATCGGCAGCAACATTCAGATATTGGAAGGCCTCAAGGAGTTCGGACCGGAGTTCGAAGAGAAGCTCCGGAACGCGACCGGCGTCGGGCTCGAAGCCGTGGCCAAAGTGCTGTCGGAATCCGACTATGGGCGCTTGCAGCGGTTCTATGCGCTCCTCGAAGACTTCCAGATCAAGCTGGCAAACTCCGGCGGCTTCCAGACGTTTTTGAATGGTCTGACAGGCTTTTTCGACTGGATCGGACAGGCGCCGAGCTGGCTGACGAATGCAGCCGTTGCGGCCGGCATCCTGGGTATAGCGCTAACGCCGCTGGCGATGGCCTTACGTGGCCTAGCGGCGATCGCTGGCGGCCTTCGTTGGCTCGCAGGGCTTGTCGGCGTAGGCGGCGCGGCGGCCGCCGGACGCGGGCTGTTCTCGCTTAGCAACGCTACCAAAGGCGTCGCTGCCGGAACCGCTGCCGCGCTCGCATCCAAGAAAATCGCGAGCATGGGCGCCATGACCAGCTCGGGTCGCATGATCGCCGGCATGTCCGCAGCCGGAAGCGCTGCAGGGACGGCCGGTGCAGCCGCTGGCGGGCTTGGAATGCTCGGCAAGGCTGCAGGCTGGCTCGGCCGGTTTGGCCGCGTGTTGCCTTGGGTCGGTCTGCCCCTAATGGCGCTCGGCGCGGGTATGGGCGCCTATGACGAGTATGCGAAGGGTGGAAGCTGGCTCGACGTTGCCAAGGGCGGTGCGCTTGGCGCGCTCGGGCTCAATGGGCTCGGCGGCGAGGCGAACGCGGCCGAGGCCCAGGCGGGGCAAATGGATCTGCCTGCCGTCGACGTCGATCAGGGTGCAGGTGGCCCCCATGTCGCCGCCAGCGGGCAAGAGGCGCTTGCGGATGCCCAGTCCATTGCCGCGCAGATCCAACAGGTTTTCGCCTCGATCGACCTGTCAGCCGCAGGACAGGCGATGATGGCCACTCTTGCGGCGGGCATCACCGCCGGAGGCGCGCAGGCGATCGCGGCGGCGAACAACGTTGCGAGCCAGGTGCGCGCCGCTGGGCAGCGTGTGCAACTCAACACCGGCCCCAACATGCAACCGGCACGGTGATCGATGGCTGATCTCAAGCTTTCGCCCTGGAAAAAGGGGCTGCGCAACGCGAGCTTTCGCGGCGTGCGTTTCGAGACCCGTGATCGCGAGCTGGAAAGCGGCCGCCGGATCGCGCTGCATGAGTATCCGAAGCGCGACACGCCGTTTCCCGAAGACATGGGCAAGGCGACGCGAGAATTCTCGGTCGACGCCTATGTGATCGGCGACGACTACATGAGCCGCCGCGATCGCCTGGTGAAGGCGTGCGAGCGCGTCGGCCCCGGCACTTACACCGATCATTGGGGCGTTTCGCAACGCGTCGTCTGCCGCAAGATCGAGCTGAAGGAAACCAGCCACGAAGGGCGCATGTGCCGCTTCCAGCTGCGTTTCATCGAAGCCGGTGACGGCGCCTCGGCTCCGACCGGAATCGCGGCCACGGCCGTGCAGCTCGCCGGCGCGGCATCGAAGCTCGTCTCGGCGGCTGTTGGCCGCTTTTCATCCAGCTTTGAGCGGTGATCATGCGCAGGTCTTTGCCCGACTACGTGCTGGACGCGACGGCGCGCATTCTGACGGCCATCCTGCCGCTATTTGAGCGCACGCCTGGCCCGATCGCGGACGCGACGCTGTTTTCGTCCTACCGCCGTACGGTCTCGCGGCTCAAGGCCGACACACGAGCGGCCGCGCGATCGCTTAAGCTCGCCGAAGACGTCGCCGGCATCGCGGCAGGCTACCGTATGGCGGCCGTCGATATGCGCGCCGTGATCAAGGGACTCGAGCGCGTGGTGGTGGCGGCGCGCGTCCAGCCGTTGACCGAGGCGCGGTCCGGAACGCTGGCGCGCCAGCGCGAGAACGAGAAGGCGCTGCTGCTGTTGTTCGAATGCCTGGCGCTTGCCGAGGCCGGAAACGCTATCTCGGCTTTGGCGCCGCGCAGCTACGACGAGGCCGCATCACTACGCCAGCGGCTCGGCCGCGCCTTCGACGTGTCGATCGAGCGCGCGAGCGACTTCGGCGCGCTCGATCTCATGCGCCCGTTGCGCGAGACGCAGGCGGCGCTCACGCGCGACATGATCGAGCGCGGACGGCCGCTCGCGCGCCTGGTGACTTATGAGACGGCCGTGCCGCTGCCATCCGAGGTGCTCGCGCACCGGTTCTATCAAGACCCCTCGCGCGCCGAGGAGCTGCGCGCCGAGAATGGCGCGACCGATCATCCGGCGTTCATGCCCATGCATGGCCGCGCCTACTCGCGATAAGGAACGCCCCGACATGATGGCCGGTCTCGCGGTGCCTGGCTTCCAGCCGGGCGTCGTTTCGCTGCTTGTCGGCGGCATGCTCTACGAAGGCTGGAAGAAAGTACAGGTCAGCCGCAGCGTGCGCGAGATGGCGGGGCAATTCAGCCTCGAAGTCTCCGAGCGCTGGGCCGGCGGCATGAACGGGCCGTCGACGCTGATGGGCTTCGGCCGTATTCGCGAAGGCGACCCGTGCACGGTTCTGTATTCGGGCTTTCCGGTGATCACCGGCTATGTCGACGTCTACAGCCCGCAGTATGACGCCGACAGCCACAACGTTTCGATCCAAGGGCGATCGAAGACGCAGGACCTGGTCGACAGCTCCGCCGACCCTGACGTCGAGAACGGCGAGATGCGCGAGGTCACGCTCGATCAGATTGCGCGCAAGCTCGCATCCAAGCACGGCGTCGGCGTCAAGGTGCAGGCGAAGATGCCGCCGAAGTTCGACGTGGCACGCGTCAGCCCCGGCGAAACCAAACACGAAATGCTGGAGCGCTACGCGCGCCCCGGCGCGGTGCTGCTGACCGACGACGAGATGGGCAATCTGCGTCTGCTGCACGTCATGGGCGGCGGGGGCGGGGCGCTGATCGAGGGCGTCAACATTCTGAAGGCGCAGGCGACGCTCCGCGCCGACAACCGCTATTCGGACTACGAGACCAAGGGCCAGGACCACGGCAACGACCAGCGCTGGGGGCGCGAAGTCGCCGAGGTCTCGGCCAAGGCAAAGGACGGCGCGGTGAAGCGCTATCGGCCGCTGACGGTCCGCAACGAAACGAAGACCAGCAAGGACAACGCGAAGAACCGTTGCGATTGGGAGGCGACGTCGCGCGCAGGCGAAAGCGTGCGCGCAGACGTCGAGGTCCTCGATTGGATCGGTCCGGCCGGTCTTTGGATGCCGGGTCTGACGCCGATGCTGATCTCGCCGATGCTGGCCATCAACCGGATGATGGCGGTCGAGAGCCTTGTCATGACCCAGGACGAGAAGGGGACGGTGACCAGGCTCTCGCTGGTGCCGCCGGAAGGCCTCAACCCATCGGCGAGCGGCAGCGGTGGAGGCAGTGGCGGCGGTAGCGCGGGAAGCGGCGGCGGTGCGGCAAGCGACTCGTCGTGGACGGCCGTTAAGCCGACGGCGCCCGCTGTGCCGTGGAGCAATCCGAACACATCGATCGTAGGGGCGCACTGATGCGCGACGCACTCACCCGTGGGGACGCCCACAAGCAGGAAATGATCCTGCGCAACCTCATTCAGCGTGGCGTCGTCGATCGCTCGGACGCTTCGCAGAAGATGCAGACGCTCGACGTTACGCTGCTCAATGGTCACAAGCCGACGAAAGTCGAGCATTGGGAGCGCTACGGCTTCACCTACCGGCCGCATGCCGGCGCCGAGGTGCTGGCCTTCGCACTCGGCGGCAACCAAGACCACTTGGTGGTGACCGACGTTTCCGACCGCCGCTATCGGCCAACAGATCTGAAGGAAGGCGAGCTGATGGTGCACGACCACACGGGGCAATCGTTCAAGATCGGCGAAGACGGCATAACGATCGTCTCGGCCAAAAAGCTGATCATCAAGGCCAACATCGAGATCGAGGGCGATATCACGCAACAGGGCTCGATCACGTCGACCGGAGCCCACACCGCAGCGGCGCACGTCTAATGGCTGATATTCGTGTCGTTTGGGACGCCGACATGATGTCCGGCGACTGGCTGATCTCTGGCCGCACGCTCGACAGCACGCACGAGCTGGTGACCGCCGTTGCCGTGGCGCTGTTCACGCATCGCACCGCGGAGGACGACGATCCGCTGCCGCACTTCGCTAGCGATCGCCGGGGATGGTGGGGCGATCACGAAGCCCGCGAGATCTACGACGGCTGGCCGATCGGCTCGCGGCTGTGGCTGCTCTCGCGCGAGAAGCAGACCGAGGAGACGCGGGCGCGGGCCGAGGAATACATCCGCGAGGCGCTCGATCCCTTCGTCACGCACCGGATCTGCGAGCGCTACGACCTCACAGTCGCGTGGTTCGCGCACGAGCGCCTCGGCGCCGAGATCGTCTTCTACCGCGGCCCCAAAGAGAGCATCGCGGTCCGCTTTGAAAAACTGTGGGACGAGGTTATCTGATGCCCTTTCCTTCGCCGACATTGCGCGAGCGTCGCCAGCAAGTGCGCGACGACGTCGCCACGCACACGCGCGGCGCCGACGCCAGCATCGCCAACACCGTGTTGCGCGCGACGGGCGACGCGCAGGCTAGTCTTGCGCTCGACAACGACATACATCTCGACTGGGTCGTGCGCATGGCCATGCCCGACACGGCCGAGGGCGAGTTCTGCGATCGCTGGGCCGATATCTGGCTGCCCCAGGGGCGCAAGGGCGCGAGCTACGCCACCGGCGCCGTCACCGTGGCCGGAACGATCAATGCCATCGTGCCGACGGGCGAGCGGCTGACTGGCCTCGCGTTCGATCTTGAGACCGGCGAAAGCGTGGTGCTGGAGTTCGTCGTGACCGAGGGTATCACGCTTTCGAGCACGACGGGCGTGGTGGTGATCGACGCCTTAACGCCAGGCGCGCTCGCCAACCTCGACGAGGGGGCGTTCCTATCCTTCGTGACGCCGCCAGGCGGCATTGACGGCCAAGCGGTAGTCGCCGCACCTGGCCTCGCTGGCGGCGCCGAGATCGAGCGGGACGAGGACCTGATCGCCCGCTACATCGCGCGCATTCAATCGCCTCCGCACGGCGGCAAGCGCGATGACTACGAGCAATGGGCGCTTGAGGTACCCGGCGTGACGCGCGCCTGGGCAAAGTCTGAGATGGGCATCGGCACCATGACCGTGCGCATCATGCTCGACGACGTGCGCAAGAGTTTCGACGGCATCGCGCAGGCCGAGGACCTGGCGCTGGTCAAAGCCTACATCGACGCGGTGCGCCCGGTGACGGTGGCCGACTTCTGGGTCGAGGCCGTGATCAAGCAAGAGCACACGATCACGATCTCCGGCTTGAGCCGTGACACGCCGGAGGTGCGCAACAACATCAAGCTCGAAGTCCGAGAGATGCTACGCGCCCGCGCGGCGCCCGGCGGCACCATTTCCGCGTCCTGGATCCGCGAAGCTGTCTCTGCAGCGACGGGCGAAGACCATCACGACCTAGTTGTCTCCAATCTTGTGCCGACGCTGCCCGGCCGCATGATCTTTATCAACGTAGTGTTCGCCTGATGGCCTGGAAACCTCGGGACGCGGAAGCGTTCACGCACGCGTTTCTCGCCAAGCTGCCGCTCGGCGAGATCTGGCCGCGCACACGCGGCTCGACGCTCTACAAGGTGGCGCGCGGGCTGATGGGTGTCGTCGAGCGCTGGGCCGTCCGCACCGGGCGTTATCTGATCTCGGAAGCGTTCCCGCCGACGTCGTTCGACCTCCTACCGGATTGGGAGCGCGTGCTCGGCCTGCCCGAGCCGTGTCTCACTGCAGCGCAGACGCTCGCAGAACGGCGTGCCGCCGTGCGCGAGAAGCTGCAGCGTCGGCCGGGCGGGCAGTCGCGCCCCTATTTCATCGATATAGCGCGGCGCCTTGGCTACCACGTCGAGGAGCCATCGCCGCACGCGCTGCCGGCCGAGCTGCCGCACGTCGTCGGGCGTCAAAACCGCGTCACCATCCGCGAGTTCCGCCCCTTCATGTTCGGCGTGTCCAGCCTCGGCAATCCGACCTGGCGCTTTGCGCCGCCGCGCATGCGGTACGTCTGGATTGTCACCGTTCCGGGCGAGCGCCTGACGTGGTTCCGCTTCGGCCAGTCGCGCCTAGGCCAGGACCCGCACCTCACCATCCGCCGCGCCGAAGACCTCGAATGCATCCTGCACAAGCTCAAGCCTGCGCACACCAATCTGATCTTCTCATACACGGGGGCCTAACGTGAAATATCAACCGCCATTCGATCCCAACTTTGCTGGTCCCGTCGACGGGATTTACAACGCGGACCCGGATGCGCCGTATCAGAACGGCAACCCGGCGACGGGCGAGGAGGGCTCCGTCCCGCCGATGGAATCCGTCGCGCACCCGATGAAAGAGTTGGTGCACCTGATCCAATATTCGGGACAGACGCCGTCGCATGAGGACCTGGAGCAAGTCCGCAAGGCGATCAAGCTCATGATCGAGCAAGGCACTGTTTCGAACCCGGTCACGGGTGGAGCTGTCGCGATTTGGGAAGGCCTGCAGCCGGTCACGTTCTTTCACAAGATCCGCGCGCTCAAGGCAGGCGCCAACGTTTCGCTCGATCTGGTCGAAGAACCTTCCGGCAGCGGTCAGTTTCAGATCGTCATATCCGCGACGTCTCCCGGCGGGGGAGGCGGCGGCTCTAATCCGCTGACCAACGTTGGCGGCGGTGCTCAGGTCTATAAGGGTTTCAATAGCCCGAACGAGGAGCTGCGCACCCTCAAGGGCATCAACGGAATCGGCGTCACCCAGAATGCCAGCGACATCACGATCGATGGCGCCGGCTTCGGCCAGTTCATGCCGTTCTTTCCCGAGATCGAGACGGCGGACAACAAGCTGATTGTGACGCAGTCGACGGGGCAGGTGATCGTCGCGGCTGATCAGTCGTTCATTCACCGCGGCTGCCGCCGCATCCTGACGTCCAGCACGAATTTGGCCGGCCGCACCAAGGCAACCGCGGCCAGCAAGATCTATCACCTGCGCTGGCGTTGGACGAACGGTGTGCCGGTTTACGCGCTGCTCGATCTTGCGAACGCTGGCTATAACCCCGGCGGCCTCGCAGAGGACCACGCATCGTTCGATTCCACCTATGACGATATGCTGATCGCCCGCGTCATCACCAGCTCGGGCAACGTGCCGACGGTCAAGAGTCTGATCAATCGCCATCAGTTGCGCGCGGTCAAAACCGAATATGAGCAGTGCAGCACCAGCCGATGGGACAACGGCGCGCAGAGCATTTTCAGCTACGCGCTCGATTGGGCGCGCAAGCCCGACGTTCTCCCGAGCTGGTACCGCCAGGACATCCAGACAGCTTCGGGCCTCACGCAGTTCGCGCCTGACGTCTATCACGACCACGACAACGCCCTGACCGTCACGTCTGCCTCTCGCTACGCCGTCGGGGTAACTGCGGTGCGCGACTACTGCGAAGGCCTCGGCGCGCACGTGCTGTGCCTCGCCTAATAGGGAGCGGAAATCATGAGCTACGCAGGATTCCGCTTTACCGGCGGCGGCGCTGTTCTGCAGCGCCCTGCCGACAGGGTGCCAGCAATCGAGGGCGACACCTGGGCGCGCGATCGCGCGCAAGGCGCGGCGGGCGCAGAGCTTGACGCAACGTTTCTCAACCGCCTGAAAGCGAACCTTGAGGCCTTCGTCGTTGCCTGCGGCGGCAATCTCAACGACGGCGACGCACAACTCGCCAATGCGATCAACGCCGCGCTCGCGCTCAAGTCGTCGATCGATCACGACCATAACGACGCCTATTATCTCAAGGCGCAGGTCGATGAGTTGCTGGCGACACTGGTTCCGATCGCCGGCATCGTCGACAACCTCACGACCAACGACGCCACCAAGCCGCTCTCGGCGAAGCAGGGCAAGCTCCTGCAGGACCAGATCAACGGCCTCGGTGACGGCATTGTCGTCGCCGACATGGCCGCCGCCGGCGCGCTCACAGGGCTCGATCAGGGCGACGTCGTCCACATCCTCAACAACGGCAGCGGCAAGTGGGTCCGCTACGAGGTGGTCGCTGCCGGCAACGGAACGTGGGCGGGCTGCACCAAGGTCGTCATTTTCACGCAAGACCAGGCGCCGGCGTCCCATGGGCATTTGGCGAGCGACATCACGGACAGCGGCACGATAGGACGGCAAATCCTTCAAGCTGCGACCGCCGCTGCGACCAAGGCGTTATTGGCGATCGCGATCGCCGATGTCTCAGGCCTGCAGGCGGCACTCGATCTCAAGGCGCCGCTGGCGTCGCCGGCGTTGACCGGCAATCCGACGGCTCCGACGCAGGCAGCCGGTAACAACTCTACGCGCTTGGCCAATACGGCATTTGTCCAAGCTGCGATCGCCGCTGTCGACGGCGCACTGGCCGGTGATCTCCACATCGGTTTTGATGCCACGCCGAAAGCCGGCTTCCTCGAGTTGAACGGCGCGACGATCTCCGGAGGAGCCGCGACCTATCCCGGCATCGCCGCCCGGTATCCATGGATGGTCTCCAGCGGCAATATCATCCTTCCCGACACGCGCGGTGAGTTCCTGCGTGGCTGGGACCACGGGCGCGGCAAAGATCCCGACGCCGCGTCCCGTCTTGGACGCGCCGGCGATGGCTCGACGGGCAACAACCCCGGAACGCGACAAGCCGACGAATTAAAGTCCCACTTTCACAGCGTGCCGAACATCTCGTCTGGCGCCGGCGAGGATTGGGCGACGAGCGGCACATCGCGAAAGCGCGCCGACAGCGTGTCGGGCGCTACTGGCGGCAACGAGACGCGGCCGACGAACCTCTACGTCATGTTCCAGATGAAGGCGGGCTAAGCGCATGCAGATCTATCACTATCACCCGACGACCGGCGAATATCTCGGCACCGATGTCGCTCGCGTTCTGCCTGGTCGCGAGCAGTATGAAGAGAGCGATCCGGCGCGCTATCAGCTCCCGGCCAACGCCGCGATCGTCGCGCCTCCGTTCTTCGAGGGCAAGACGATCGCCGTTTGGGTCACCGGCGGCTGGATTATCCAGGCCGACCATCGCGGCGAAACGTGGTGGTGGGACCACGGTATGCCTGTCACCATCACGGAGATCGGCGACCCGACACTGCTGGGCTATGTCGAGATCGAACCGGCGGCGCCCCCCTTAACGAAAGATCAGCTCGGCGCCCACGCCGATGCGAAGTACCTCGTGCAAATGGCGGGCGGTGTTTTCATTGCCAGCGCCGGCGTCTGGGTGGCGACGACCGATAGCGGCCGCATTGACATGAACGGCGCCGTCTCGCTGGCGCAGGTCAACCCCGCGCACATTTTCGATTGGGTGAACGGTGCCGAGACCTTCCAACTGACAGCCGCTCAGGTGATTGCGCTTGGCATCGCCGTCGGGCTTTGGGTGCAGCAGAACTACACAGTGTTGGGCCAGATCCGCGCGGCGATCGCGGCCGAGACCATCACCACCACAGCGGAGATTGACGCGGCACCTTGGCCGCCAAACGAACCGCAACAAGAGAACTAGGGCAGGGCCGGGTGACACCGGCCCTTTTCATTTTCAGGGGGACAGGATGCGAAGGATTTCAAGGCCGGGGCTCGGCTTCGTGAAGGGCTTCGAGAGCTTCGTTGCGTACGTCTACGACGACCTGGTGCCTGCGCAGAAGATCGGCAATCAGCTGGTCTACCGCGAATGGAAACCGGGCGATCCGATCATCGGCACGTTGACGATTGGCTACGGCCATACCGACGACGCCAAGTTTGAGCTCGGGTTCAGCCTGCGCGACGTGCCGCCGGGCTTCCGCCTGACCGAGGAGCAGGCGGCTTACATCCTCGACGTTGATCTCGACGAGAGCGAGCAGGCCGTCAACACGCTGGTGAAGGTGCCCATTGAACAGGGCATGTTCGATGCCATAACGTCGCTGACGTTCAACTTCGGCATTGGCAACCTCAAGAAATCGACTCTGCTCGCGTGCCTCAATCGTGGCGACTATCGCGGTGCTCGCAATGCCTTCGACTTCTACGTGAAGTCGAAGGGCATCACGTTGCGTGGCCTGCAGCGCCGCCGCGACGGCGAGCAGGTGCTTTGGGACTCCGAGATCCCCGAGCCGCCGGTGGAGCCGATCGACCATCCCGCCGAGGTCGATCTCGACCAGCCGACGCCACCGCCGGCGAGCATGGCGCAGTCGAGCGAGGGCAACACCGCTGTTGCGATCGGCACGGGTGGTGTCACGACGACGTCGGTCCTGGTCTCGACGGCGGTCAAGAACGCAGCCGGCGCCAAGGCATTCACCGTCGGCGGGTTCCTGATCGCGCTCGCTGAGCAACCTGAGTTCTGGGTCGCGCTCGTGAGCGCCGTTCTGTTCATCGGCGGCCCGGCCTATATGTGGCTGCGTCGAGCGAGCCACCTGAACGCGGGGGTGCGCTGATGCTGGCGCTTCCCGCTATCCTGACGCCCGCCTGGTGGGCCGCGAAGGCGCTGGGCATCAAGGCGGCTGTGAGCCGCCTTCTCAATCCGCAGATGGCGGCCGCGATCGCGATCTCGATCGCCGTTGTCGCCCTCGTGTTCGGCGGCATCGTCTCCGGCCGTTGGATCGTCGGCAAGATCGAGAACGGCGCCGTTGCGATCTGGCAATCGAAACTGGTGACGTCGCGCCTGGTCAGCTCGCTCCGCGATCGCAAGGCACAGCGCGAAGCAGACCAACGTGTCGCCGCAGAGCGCGTGCCATACGTCGAGACGTTGCGCGGGGCGACGGCGCATGCCGTCGATCTCGAAAAGCAGCTCGCGCAGCTCCTGGCCAATCCCGTCTGCTATCCGCCGTCGATTACTGAGGAGCTGCGCAAATGAAACCTTGGTTCACGCTTGCGCTCGCCGTGCTCCTCGCGGGGTGCGGCGGCAAATCGACCGAGCTGCCCGAGGGCTGGCTCTCGGTCATCGAAGCCGAAACGCCCAAACCGCCGGAGCCGCCGGAGGAGTGTCAGACGAAGGGCGACCCGAAGTGGAAGCGGCCGCCCCAAGGCTCGGAACACACCGCCGACACCGCACGACGGGAGCAAGCAAACAAGACGGCATTCGCCGAGCTTGAGCACCGTCGGCGCATTTGCGCGGCGGGCTTTACGAAGCTGCAGTAGGGGGCTGCGACATGGGAGATTTAGCCTATGCAGGATCGCAGGCCGACTATGTATCCTCAATCAGCGATGCGCTCGGTCGCGGTGGAAATCGAGATGCTGATCGAGGCCAAGTTCAACCGCCTCAAGGGCAGTATCGAGACTGGCCACGATTTGATTACGGAGCAGATCAGCGGGGCATATTACAAGGCGGACAAGTGCCACGAGCGGGTGACGCGAGTGGAGGAGGAGCTAGCGCACCTCCGGGAGCAAATCCAAGTCTTCCTGGCGCACCAATCTACGGCAGGCCCGGCTCACCAGGCGAAACGGGGCAAGCTCGACCGCATAACGTCTCTGATAGCCGAGGTTCGGGAAACGGCACCCAAGGTCAGCGAAATGCTACTCGCGTTGGCGGCGGTCATAGCGGCGGTGACGTTCTGGCTGGCCCCGACGCCGGAGAAAAGCCCTCCCGCTCCGTTGCCGAGCGCCGCGAGTCCGTTCGATCGATGATGTTCGGCATTGCTACCGGCATGCTGGTCCTCGGACTGGGGAGCTACCTGATCCGATTCTTTTCCTGACATGATGTCATCGCATCGCCCGTGCGCCCCCGGCGCGCAGTGATCTCGTGCCGCGTCCCACGGCATCGAGTGCTGCACCCCGCCGCCTGGCTCGCCCCCCGACGCCAGGCGGCGGGGGCTTTTTGCGTTTGGCGTCAATGGCCAAACGGAAAACCACCCGCACAACTCCGGTTGTCGCTTGCCTTTAGGAATCTTTGTCGGGCAGACTGCTGATGTCACAGTGCAGAAGAGGCGGCCCCCGTGCAAAAGGATGCCGCCCCGTCCACTCTCAGAGGATCTGTGACTGGCAGGGGTAGAGGCGTCCGTTTCCTAACTGCAAGGAGCGGACGCCGATGCCAGCTGGTTGGTAAAACCCAACCTTACCCAGCCTAACGCGCGAAAGTGCCCCTTCGCAATAAAAAATGGTCCACATTGACACTGTTTCCGTAAGACGGTCTTACGCATCAATTACTTGCGGCTGTGGCGCACCAACCCCCGCGTTCCCCTTTCCCACTGTAGGGGTGAGCTAAGCCTTCCCCGATCAATGTTTCGGACACGTCCGTTCCCCCGCGACTCACGGAAGCGATTTGGCGACCCCATTTTTCATGGGCGGCTTCCACCCTGAGAGACACGTCGCCGCCCGCCACGAGCGAACGTAGGCGGTGTGCGGCCACTTTTCCGAGTGACCGTTCCTCGGCACACTTGGCGCCGCGCGTTTCTGGAGCATCGACACCGGCAATCCGGTATCGGGCGCGCTCGATCACGATACGCCAGCCCCAATCGAGCGTGTCGCCGTCGACGACGTGCGGCACGGCTTGGTACTGGACGATGGCTGTGGAAAGGGTCAAGCCTACGACGAGGCCAGCGACAAGGGAGGGGCAGGGCAGCTTACGATTTTGTGTCATGCCCCCAAGAACGTAGGACAGCGGACGTATCCGTCCGCCATTCTTGTGCCGTTCCACAGGTCTGCTAGGGCATCGCCGCTCGCTTAGCAGGAAATATGGATGAGCAGCCCGAAAGGCCGCCGGCAGTCGCCTGCGAATGTCCGCTTAGGGCCAATAGCGGACATGAGGCCCTAGGAAGGATGGTGCTGATCGACAAAGTCGATCGCCGCAGCGATACTGTCGAAACTACGCCGTTTTCCTGCATCATTCAGCGCTTCTGATCTATCGGGGGTAATTACATGTATCCCCCCGCTATTGTCACGGACGACTAACCAACCGTCATGTCGGCGATGTTTTCTACCATCCTCAACTGACTCCCACTCTTCTGACATCCTAAGTTGTCTCCCTGTATCCAGCTTTGTGGCGCCGACGGTAATCCGGCGTCCCCACTCCATTGACCTTAATGTCATTCAATCTTCGAGGCTCTTGATGGCACGCAGACCCCCTGCACCTCCTACGCCGCCGCCTATTGTGTTCAAGACTGTGGAAGACATTGAACGCGCAATCTCGAAGCTGCGCCGACGAATCGCTGAGGTCGAGAGCCTTGATGTGAGAGCGTCTTTTGCGGCCGATGACGGGAAGGTCCACATAGTGGAGAGCAACGTTCGAAGTACGATCCGGGACGTATTTGGGGAGGGGTCGCCAGAATTTGATGAGCATAAATACATCGAGATTTGGTCGGGCTCCTTAGTAATTGGGATGCCAGATTACGAACGCTTGGCAGCGGTCTTAAAGGGCCAGCCCGTTGTCGTTAACGTGCTCAACGGATTGATTGCGAGGCTTGCGGAGAAGAAAGAAGACCTTGAGGGAGGAGATAGGCCGCGACCATCTTCTTATTTTCAAAAACTCAATCTTCATGCACGGATAGGTGATGTAGCAGAAGACCTCTTTCTGGATGGATATCACTGGGATGCCGTCTTTGCGGCCAGCAAGGCATTGATGAACTACGTCAAGGAAAGATCCGGCTCAGACAAGGACGGCACCAAGCTAATGTATGAGGTGTTCTCCAGGACTAACCCGATCCTTGCCTTCAACGATCTCAGTGACCAAACGGACGGCGACGAGCAGGAAGGGATCATGCATCTGTTCGTCGGGGCCGCACTTGCAATACGGAATCCTGGAGGTCATTCGTTCCCGGAGGGCTCCGAGCAACGCGCGATCGAGTACATTTCCTTATTGAGCATGCTGGCTTACCTCGTTCAGGACGCGAAGAAGCGTAAGCCGACGATATGAGATATACCCCTCCGCACAGAGGTCCGCTTAGGGTCAGAAGCTGACCTTCCTATTGAGCGCGTGCGGGAGCGCGAAGGTCCACCTTTGATGGCAATCGGAAGGCGAACTAGGCATTGTCGCATCTGCAGAGTAGAACGTGAGCGGAGGGACCAATATGCCATTCCAGTATATGCAGGGCGCCTACCGCGTGGCAGATGAGAGCGCCAACACGACTATTTCGGAGGTGTCGACCGGAGTTGGCACCGACATGAGGATGATTTTCGAGTATCGAGACCCCGACGCAAGCTTCTATTTCTTTGCCAAGCCTTATAGTGGAGATGAAGGTCGCGGCTGGCAGTTGAAGGAAGCTTGGTCCCTGGATGGTGTTGCGCGGGAGGACCGGGTTGACCTGCGTCCTAAAAAGCTCTCATCCGATCTTACATTACGTGCTTTCACGCGCATCGTTGAGGCGCTACCCGAGTTTCCGCTGGCCGACCCTAAATTGCCTGGCACAAGGAAGCGGTTGAAGGAGGTACGTTTTGATCTTCATGGCTCGCGTACTCACAACCCGCTATCCGGCGGGCGGTTCTGCGGGCAGGGGACAGTACGATGAAGATCAAATATGGAGACATCCTCACGCTGCTAGAACAAATTCCAATCCTGTGAACTGTCTGCTTAGGGCCACAAGCGGACGTCTGGCTTGCGGCGGATCGCGCTGGAGCGATCAACATGCCGACCACTGAGCAGGGGCAACTGCGATGTGCGTCCATCGCTGGATGCAGGACGGCGGATGCCATCGTTCACCTTTCCACAGGCCAGCTAGGGCATTGATATTGTTTCACCGGAACAAAGGGCGAAAAGTGGAAATGTCCTTTGATCTGTAAGCACTGGCTGACGATTTTGATTCCGCCATTCGGAGGTTCGAACCCTCCCGTCCCAGCCAATCATCTGAATAAGTTGGATGATTTCTGCGGGCGGCATTTCCACTTTTTACGTCCCGGCGTTTCCAATCCGCGCTCTGGAGATGGCATTGATCGTCTGAAGCCTCGCCTTGGGCCACGAGGAGAAACCTCAGCGATGCTGCCAAACTTTCACGGCTGACAGGATCAATATTGCCGCAAGGATAGGCAACAACACCGAGCCCGGCACGACGCCAAGCAGCAGACCGCCGATGAACGTGCCGAGCAGCGAGCCCGCCGCCATGACAAGCAGGTAACTCTTGTTCTTGCCGATCACCGCGAAGCTGCCATCCCGGCTGTAACGCGTGAACCCTACGAGCATTGTCGGAAGGCTGACGGCAAGCGACAGGCTACCTGCCAGTTTGATGTCGGCACCGAACAGCAGCACCAGCGTTGGAATCAAAAGCTCACCGCCAGCGACGCCTAGCAGAGACGCGACCACGCCAATCACGAAGCCCGCAATTACGCCCGCGACAACTAATGGTATGCCGGAAAGCGACGGACTGGATGTGTCATGCCCAAAGAGCAGAATCGCCGCTATGACGACTAACAAAACGGCGATGATCCGATACAGCAGCTCCTGCCTCATCTTCACCGCCCAGCTCGCCCCGAACCAAGCGCCCAGCAAGCTTCCGCAGAGCAGATTGACGATGATGGGCCAGTTGGCTGCTATCGCCGAGAGTGGCACCGTTGCCGCGCGAAACGGCAATGCCGACGCCACCACAACGATGCTCATCGCTTTGTTCAGGATCACCGCTTCAAGTGCAGCGAAACGGAACATGCTGATCAGCAAGGGTAGCCGGAACTCGGCGCCACCAAGGCCAATCAAGCCGCCAAGGGCACCAATGAATGCGCCGGCACTAAAGGCCAACGCAGGCTGCTTGGTACCGATGCTAGTTTCAGACCTTTGATCCACTGCCAACCGCCCATAACTGTCGCGAAGCTATATCTGGCGCGATATTACGATTGTCAATCGTGGTCACTCTCCCGCTGAACGGGCGCGGATCGCTTTCGGGCAAGTCTGCTATGGATCGGACGCGGGCGTCTGGCATGCGGCTGACGCGCGGAGCGATAAACATGGCCGACCCGCATATATGTGACTGTCGACTATGCGCAGGACGACGGCTGCACAGTCGGCCATCAATCGCCTTTCCACAGGCCAGCTAGGGCATTGATATTGTTTCACCGGAACAAAGGGCGAAAAGTGGAAATGCCCTTTGATCTATAAGCGCTGGCCGACGATTTTGATTCCGCCATTCGGAGGTTCGAACCCTCCCGTCCCAGCCAATTATTTCAACGGGATAGCCGAGATCCGGAGCGGCATTTCCACTTTTCCGACACCCAGCGTTTCCACTCTCACCCCCGGTTCGTTCGCTTCCCCTCGACGAAGTCCCGCCGTTTGGTGGCTGCCGACAGCTCCTGCCGCTCGTTGCGTTTGACGTACAGCCGGGCCGCTTGAGGCGTCGCGTGCTTCGACAGCGCCATGACCTCCTGCTCGGTCAGCTCCGCATCGCCCAGCTCTGTCATGCCGCCGTGCCGGCAGGCCTCAAGCGTGAAGTGCTTGGGTAGGCCCGCGTCTTTGCGGATGCGCTGCACCAGATGTTGAGCATGGGATTCGCTGTAGAGCCGTGCCACACGTCGCCCGTCGGCTAGCTTAGGGCCGCGCTGGGGCTCAAACATCATCAGGGCGACGCCAAGCTTAGGCAGCGCTGCGATCGCCGCCTCAAGCTCGGGATAGAGCAGCCTGCGCTCGACCTTCTTGCGATCCTGGCTGCGGATGAAGGTCTCCAAGGGCTTCCATTCGCGTTTGCCGGTCTTGTGGTGAAACACCCGCACCTTGGTCGGATGGTCTTCCGGCCGGTAATCCGTCCAGCAAATGCGTCCCTCGCGGACGTCTTCCGGCCTCTGGTGCAGCTCGAAACAGATAAGGGCTGCTAAGCCCAGGGCGGGATGGCCCGCAGCAGTCGCAGCGGCGGCGAAATGCAGGGCTTGGGCTCGGGTGGCGGGAATTGCGGTGTCGCGCTCGTACTTGGCGCGGATGACGCCGTGGAAGGGGTTGATGGACATCGGAATTGTGGCGCCGTCAGCGCCCGGCATGGGAACGAGGAAAACGCCGGGATGCAGGCGGCCGACGACCTTCCAGGCTCGGCGGGCAACGTCGATCGCAAGGTCGGCTTGGCGGGTGACTCGGCCGCCCTTCCGAAGTCGTGAATAGATCTTATCGACCGCAGCGGGCGTCAGAGTGCTGACGTGCAAATGCTTCAAGCGTACGGGTTGCGCGGTCTCCTCGTTCTTCAAAGTCGTCGTGAGGTCACCGATTGCTGTCAGCACCTCGCGATAGTCGTCCTGCGAACGGGGGCTCAGGCGGGTGAATGCTTCGTGCGCGAAATATTGCGCGTGCCACCATGCAATCGAGCCGACTCGCTCTGAGGCCTGCTTCTCTACAGGAACTGATTGGCCGTCGCGCCAGGCGTCGAGGTGAGCGTTCAGGAATCGGGCTCGCTCGGCAGCCGGTATGAAATGCTCGCCGAGCGCCTCGCCGGGTATTGCGAACCCTTCGGCAATGTCGCGCTCGTGCGCGTACCAGTAATAGGAGATCCTGCCGCCCGCCAACTTGCGGGTTTTCATATAGCGAGGCCAGTCGGTTGCGCGTTTCACGTCGCGCCTCGCTAAAGCACGCTCGCGGCGTCGAGCGGCGTCCCGTCGGTCGGGATTGCCCCCGTCGCCCTGTCCAGATCCACCTTGTCCCATTTGCGGCGTTCCCCTCGCCGTTTACTCATGGGGCGAGGGTAGACCGAACCCACCTTGCGCAGGAAGGCCTCCGTTGACACTTCGTCCACATAGGCGGCTGCGGTCTCGGCTCGCATGAACCGAGGCCACTGGCCGGGGTTGTGCACGGGGCGCGTCACGGATGGGTCCTCGATCGCTAAGCGGCCTGGGCGGTCGCCGCGTTCAGGTTCCTGGTGAGGCTCAGAATGGCGCTGCGGTGCTGCGGAGTGGCCTGGGCGAAGGCGTGGACGATCTCCGCGCCTTCGCGGCTGTAGAGCACTTCGTTGAACGCAGAGGGCCCGGCGTCGTCGTCTGCGCCCTCAACGCCTAAGTAGAATTCGGCGATTTTTACGCAGAAGATTTGGGCGAGTTCGAACAGGCGGCCGGCGCTAATTCGGTTGACGCCCTTCTCGTATTTCTGCACCTGCTGGAAGGTGAGACCGAGTCGCTCGCCGAGCTTCTCTTGAGACATGTTGGCGGCGAGGCGCAGCCTGCGAATGTTCAAGCCGACTTGCTTATCGATGTCGCTGCAGCCTCGGATGCTGTTCTGATCTTCGACATACTGCTCTTCAGTCATGCTGCTACGGTCTCCTGATCTGGATTGATGGGAAAATCGAAAGGCGGTTGCTCCGGCGTGATATCGTCGGATGCACTCAGCATTCCGACCTCGGCATCGAGCGCATCGCAGACGGCCGCGACGGTGGGATGTCCGGCCATTTCTTGGCGTAGAGCTTTGACCGCCGCTCGATCACGCTTGCGCTGACGTGCGAACATGATGGCCGCTCTTACGTCGTCCTCGTGTTCCTGTATGGTGCGCAGAGTGTCCCGGACGGCACGCATCGCTGCGATACCTGCGTCGGCAGCTTCCTGCGTCATTCGCTGTTCGCTGACGCGCTTCGCGTATAAGCCGTAGCGGTAATGCAGCTCGCGCTCGGCCGCCTCGATTTGATCGGCGAGGGGCACGAAAGAATATTTCGGATCTGGTGCGCTCGCTGACATCGCGCTCAATTCCACTGTCTGGCTAGCAAAAACTTTTTGATCATCGGCTAGTCTCTACGTCCTTCGCGACGGCCCTGCTCCCGCGCGTCGCGCAGCAGACGACCGAAGCCCTTCGCGATCAGATGAACGGCAACGAGCCCACCGGAAATGGCGGCGACGACCTGCACGAATTCGTTGTTGAGTAGATCGCCCATCGAGTTGCTCCTTCGGTTTAGGGTTCACCGCGGCAGTCCGCTGCTGATGGGGTCTTGAATTCCCATGTCGGCGAGAGCGGCGAGGCCTGCGTTGAACGCGGCGTCGCCTTCGGACGAGTGACCGGGCAGGTGCCCGGCGTGCATCGCTTGCATGCAAAGCGTAAGGGCTTCCGGCAGCGGCGCCGTCGACGCGCGCTCGACGTAGGGCCTGACGGCATCGACTTCGGCAATGGTCGCCTCGACGTCGCGCCGCAGCCGCGTTTCCTTCGTCTTTGCGCAGCGCTCAAGCGTGCGCTTGACGTGGTCGAGCACCTTTCCGAGGCGCGTTGCGCGATGGCCGGGAATGGTGATCGGCGGGCCGTGGCGGCCGCGGAAAAGACCGGCAGCGTCTTCCGCCGTGCTATCGGACATAACGGTCATCGGAGCGACTTGCTCATGTTCGACCCCCTGAGTTCGACACGACGCTACATACGCTAAAAACGTATGTCAAACGCGAAAAGCGTGCAGCATTAGGGGTATTTTCCCGTCTTCGCAGCCGCAGCGTGTGGGGTGTATGTTGTTAACCGTCTTTGGGAGAATGCCGATGCGAACCTGGATTTTTTTACGATGTCGCTAATTGCGCTTGCTGAAAGAGCGTATGCGGACGGATTGTGCGGGTCTGGGGATGACCGGCACGCTCGCTTGGCTCAAGTCGCGATGTTGGCTCACTCTTTGTGCGAGGGGGTCGACGAGATATCGAATGCCGACGCGGGGGAGTTTGGCGATGGCGTCGGGCGTCAACATCTTTACCCCGTCCTGCAAAAAGGAAGTTGTCAGGGATATGATGCAGATGAAGGGGGCGTTCGAGAGGGACCGCGAGGCATGGTGCCGAACAGCAAAGAGCGCCTTGCGGGATCACCCTCTGACAGAGGATTTAGTGGCGGGCGAAGAAGGAACTTGTAGCGAGCTCGACAGGGCAGCGGGGCTCATCGCTGGGTTCCAGAAACATTGCCCCGACTTGAAACTCACGACCGCGGGTAAAACGGTATTCAGGCTCGCGAGCGGGGGAGTGGCCTGCCGAGACGAGAAGCTTGAGGAAATCGATGATCGCATCACCGAGATGTCGAGAACGGTGAAAGGAGCGGCAGACCGGAAGAAGGCCACCGCTCTTTGGTGCGCAACCGCTGCTTTTGAGCATGCTAGTCAAATGAGCAGTGCCGGGATGGCGCTCTGTATTGACAGATGAGGCTACTCTACCCGCAAACTACCCACGATAAGGCCGAAAACTTCGACATCAGCAGTTTCCTCGACATCTAGAAGAATTGGAGCGTGAGCCGGGTTGGATGACCTAGGCAAGAGCCAACGACGCTTGTTACTGTCACGGGAGAATTCCTTGATCGTGACCTCTGTGGTGGCGTGACGGTGTCGCAGTACAATTACGCGGTCGCCAGGTATTAAGTTGCGATCGACCTCATCGAACGCCACAAAGATCACAAATGATCCGCTGGGGTACAACAGATCCATACTGTCGCCCTGCACCCGCAGCGCCTTGCGTTGTACGCCGGCAAATCGATCGTCATTGATCGAAAGCAATACGGGAAGCCATTCGTCCCGCGGCCACTCGAAGTGTTCGCGCCAAACGCCTGCTTCGGCCTGGCCGACGCACCAGACGAGCCGATGGTCGTCTAGCGACTGCATTTGTGGGGCCGTTAAGTCTGAAACGCCCGCCAACATCAAGACCTCCTCGCGTGTGATCGGAGGAGACCCTTTCCCAGTCAGAATATCAGCAAGCGCTCGCGCTAAATGCAAGGGCAAGACCGGCTTCGTGAACAAAGCCGGATCCTCGTAGCGCTGGTAACTCGAGCCTCTTCTTAATCCCACCGCCTTAGCGATCTTCTCCATAGACAACTTCGAACGCTCGCGCAGTTCTTTCAACTGCTGCGTGACGTGACGGGCGGGAGTGGGCGAGTCAGGCATGGGCGAAGAGTCGCATTTCACGTATACGCTTTCCACGTTTGACGCGTGTACGTTTTTAACGTATAGAATCGCCATGGTTCACGAGACCCTTTCCCAGGCCGACTACGTGATCAACACCAAACTTGGCGGTGTTGCCGCCACCGCTCGGCTTCTCGGTCATCGCAACAATTCAACTGTTCAAGGGTGGTTGAAGAGGGGTTTCATCCCGGGTCGTCGACAAGGCGAAGTCCTCATGAAGGCGCGCGAAGCCGGAAGGGATCTGACGAAACAGGATTTCGTCGTGCATTTGCAAGACGTCGAAGTCAACGCAACGCCTGGTCCGGTTCCGTCGCAGGAGCAAGCCGCTTAGCGCGTTTTTGTCCGTCTGCGTCTCCGTTGCGTCAGTGCGTTTTTCCTCCGGCCCCGGCGCTGGGGGGATGGTTCGAGCCGATGGGTCACAGTCCCCAGCGGCTCGCGGGCTGCTCGCCGGTAGTCGAGCCGCACGGGTCTTGCCAACCGATCGTCCCTCCCTCCAGCGCTGCGACCGTCCCTCGGCGGATGCAGCATTTGAGCGACCTGAAAAGGCGCTCGTCCCTAGACCTTGGCCGGGCGCCCGTATCGCCCAGCCCCTTTTCCGAGGGTGGTTGCGGGAAGCGTTGTCAGCGTTCCTGTCTCGTGCGTCCCGCCGGAACGGTTTCGCGTTCGGCCAAGGCAGAGTGGAGCAGCGGCTGGCTCGGTTGGTTCATACCCAACAGGTCGTCGGTTCGAATCCGACCTCTGCAACCAGTTTCGCCCGAACGGGCAGCAGGTGTGTGCGTTTTCGAGGGGGCTCGAATGTTGGACGGGGGAATTGTCATTGGTGCTACGGGGGCGCTCATCGGGGTCGCGCTCCTGCAGCGCCTTTTTTTTAGCCCCGTGCTCCGAGTCCCTGGTCGACCAAGCCGAGTCCACGGTCTCGGGCCGCGAGTCCAGGGTCTCGACCCTTGGACTCCTCCGTATACGACATCGGTCACCAATGACCACGCGGAGTCCACGCCGAGTCCAAGGCGAGTCCGGGGCTCAACCCCTGAAAAAGCACGAAAATCGGCCGCTGTTCGCACGGTGCAGATGGGTGTCGGCGACCAGGTTCGCAGCTTCGTGGAATGGCTACTTTCGCTCGGTGATGGCCCGCATCGTCTATCCGACAAGCGCGTCCTTTCGAACTACACGCGCTGGGCGGAAGAGTGGGATGTCGTGCCAGTGCCGCCGTCGATAATCTTAGCTGCCCTTAAGCGGCATCCGCAGGTGCGACACAGTCGCGACCGCATCCTTGATGCCAGCGGCAAGGCCGTGCGCAACGCGAACAACACGCCGATGCGGGGCAGCTTCTACACGTTCGCGACAAAGCGGCCGGACGCGAAGCTTCCCGGCAAAGTGCCGGTGCAGACCGGTCTTGAGATCGTCGCGCAGCAGCCCCTTAACGCGCGCCCCGTTGCAAAGGCTGTGAAGCCTGCCGCCGCGCCCGCGGTCGAACAACCGCGCCGGAGGGCCGCATGATCTCGCTGCCGGAGCATATGAACCACCTCGACGCCTTCAGCGTGCTCGTGATCGCGATCGGCGTCGTCGCATGCGTGACCATCGTCGTGCGCCTGGTCCTATGGGACATCGAACGCGAAGCGCGTGCCGAGCGTCGTCGCGCTGCAGGCATGTTGGGCGAGCCGTTGGTGCGTTTGGAGCCGCCATTCCGGGCTGGTCTGATTGACGACGACTAGATCAGAAAAAGCCTCGCAGTGGTCAGCTGCGAGGCTTTCGGGAGTGTCCGAGCTGCTCGGTGCAGCGCTCGGTCAGGTGTGAGCAGCGGGGGCGCTGCTCGACGACGGGAACAATCTCATGATTTCCCGCGTCGCTCAAGTGCGCCCTCGCGACTGTGAATAAGCCGGGGGCCGCAATGTTCGATCTAGGGGACGCAGATCCCACTTCAATCATCGCCGCGATCTTCGCCGTCGTCATCGTGCTAGCTTTCATCGCGCGGAGCATGCGCGGCTGATGGCAGAGAAATCTACTAAGCGCCGCCGCCAAGTCGAGCGGATCGAGGATTGGGACGACGCGCGCTATTCGCACGTCCCGCCGCGCGCCGCGCTGGACGCGCGTCTGACTGAGGCGCACTTCCGCGTGCTCGTGCTGATCGGCAAGGTGAACACGCTTCACGGCTGGTGCCAGCTCTCCCAGACGATCGCTGCCGACTTGTTCGGCATGAAGCGGCAGACCGTGAACGGTGCTGTGTCGGACCTCGTTACGTGGGGCTATGTGGAGCGGCGCACGCAGAAGCAAACGCGCACGTCGTTTTGTCATTACCGCGTGCTGATCGATCAGCCTGAGGGGGTGTCATCTACGGACGACACTCCTCCTAATGAAGGGGTGTCATCTACAGGCGACACTCCCCCCGAGGAGGGGGTGTCATCCAAAAATGACACGGGTGTCAGCGCAGGAAATGACACGGGTGTCGGCTCTGGACGACACCCCCCTATATATAACGATCTCGCGCGGGAGATCAGAGATCAGAGATCTCCCCCTAAATCCCCCAATGGGGGACCCAAAGAACAACCTGTTGATGGGAAGTGGAAGGACGGTGCACTCGCGGAACTTCGTGTCGCGGGCAAGCACCGAGACGCCGTCGAAAATCTGATCGCGCCGCTGCTGGCCTCCGACAAGCGCCTTTCGCTTGGCAAGGGTGCTGAACGCGTCGAAGCGTTAGCCGAGCTTGCGCAAGCCGCACACGGGCTGCCGAGGCCTGCGGTTCAAGCTGCTCTAAAGCGAATGTTGGACAACCCGCAGAAGCTCACGCCGCGCGCAATTCGCGCGGAGATCGACGCTGCGCGACGCGGCGGGGCAATGATCCCTATCCGTCCTGGCACCCCGCAGTGGTCGCGCTGGCTGGAGCATTTCGCGAGCGTCGATCCGCGTCAGGCCGAAACGATGCGCCGCGTGGACGTTTGGCAAGTGTCCTCGGAATGGCCCCCTGCAATCGGAAAGGACGCAGCGTGACACCGAAACCGATACGCTTCACGGTCGACGATGCCTGTCGCGCGTCCGAGGAATGGGGCGCCAACTGCGGCCCCGGCGCGATCGCGGCCATTATGGGCCTAAGGCTGGACGAACTTCGTCCGCACATGGGTGACTTCGAATCCAAAGGTTACACCAACCCGACGCTGATGTTCACGACGCTGAACCGGCTCGGCGCCAAGTGGCGAATGGTGCGCGGCGAGAAGCCTTGGCCGAAGTACGGGCTCGTTCGCATCCAATGGGAAGGCCCGTGGACGCAACCAGGCGTGCCGGTCAAGGCAGCCTATCGGCACACGCATTGGGTCGGCGCCTGCACGCGCGCCGCCGGCGACGACGGGGTCTTCGACATCAACGCCATCGCGAACGGCACGGGCTGGTGCTCGCTCAAGCACTGGTCAGAAATCCTTGTGCCGTGGCTCCTCGAGGAGGCCGTGCCCCGCGCGAATGGGCGATGGCATCGCACGCACGTAATCGAGGTGACGCCATGACCGCCGTTCCGCAACGCTCGCATCACGAACCGGAGGAAAACGAGCGCCAGCTCGCAACCTTGCTCGACGGCATGCTCGACGAGGTCGAGAACCACGTCAAACGGCTGGTCGACAGCGGGCGCGGTGACGAGCTGCGCAAGCGCCTTTCCCGGCACCTGCAGATCGAGGCGCCAAAGCCGGCGTCAACATCGGGCATCGGTGGCCGTCTCAAAGGCCTCACCGCAGACCAGGTGAATACGCTGCTCGGCTTCCACAACTGTGTGCAAGCGCTCGACGACCACGCGCAGCGCGCGAAGGGCGACAGCGTCACCGGCAAGCGCGACGCCGCCTGCCGCGACTTCCTCCGCGAACACATCGAGAAGCTGAAAGGGGGCGCCCAATGATGAGCGATTGGATACTAACGGCACTTCTCGCCACGGGCGACTTCGTGGAGCTGCCGCAGCCAAACGCGGCGGCGTGCTTCGCCGAGGTCGCGCGCATTGCGCGCCTGGCCGACAAGGTCTGCATTCTGCCTGGCTCGCCGCTGCCGATCGCTGGCGACTGCCGCCGCGCTGCTTTCGCCGATGGGGTGACGCTGTGAGCGAGAAGCACACGCCTGCCGGCGGCCGCGCCGTTATGAACCGCCGCCTCGACCCGGTCGACAGCCTCGACTTTTTCCCGACGCCGCCATGGGCGACGCGTGCGCTTCTCGCGCATGTACTGATCGACGCGAGAGGCATTTGTTGGGAGCCGGCTGCAGGTGAGGGCCACATGGCGGAGGTCCTGCGCGAGCGCTTCGAGGTGTTCGCATCGGACATTCGCGACTATGGCCGCGGCTACAACGTCGGCAGCTTCGCGGGCAAAACCGACGTGCCGCAGCCCGAGCTGCAGTGTCCCGTTCGCCCGGATTGGATCATCACCAATCCGCCGTTCAACGTTGCCGTCGACTTTGCGTTGCGCGGCTTTGAAGTGGCTCGGCGCGGCGTGGCACTCCTAGTGCGCTCGAATTGGGCCGAAGGTGTCGATCGTTACACGCGGCTGTTCCGTCCTAATCCGCCTGCGATCGTCGCTCAATTTGTCGAGCGCGTTCCGATGGTCAAAGAGCGCTGGGACCCGGAGGGCTCGACTGCGACCAGCTACGCCTGGTTCGTGTGGGACCGCACGGCACGTGAGGGCACTCGCTTCGTGTTCATCCCGCCGGGCTGTCGGCAGCGGCTAGAGCGGCCTGACGATCGCATGCGGTTCGCCGCAGCGAAGCACGAGGCGGCCGAAGCATGAGCGCCGTCACCCTGCAGGAAATCGCCGAGTTGGTGGCGCTCAAGCGCAAGGTGACGATCGCCGACATGCGCGGCATCGCCAAGCGGCGCATGAGTGAGTTCGACAAGGCTCGCGCGATGGCGGCCCGCGACGTCGCGATTATCCTCGCGTGGCGCCACACACAGTCAAGGCTCGGGAGGCTTGGCGATTTCTTCGCATTCGCCGAAGGCGGCTCACGCAACATCCGCATCAACGAGATCATCGAGCGCGGCTCGACGTGGATCGCCGGAGATCCGCCGCTCGCCGCCGACGTCGAAGCGATCGAGCAGATCGACGCACTCCACGACCGCCGCATGCGCGAGCGTGATCGCAAGCAGGGAGTGACGGCATGAACTCAACCTGGAGCGCACAGACGCGCCGACGACACGTAAGGGCGCGTGTGGCCTTCGTCGTACAAGGCGCTCGCGATGTTTTCGACCTCCACGCGGTAGGCCAAGAACAAGTCCTCGATGGGTATAAGGTATCGCCCATCTCTGGTCCCGCGATTGCGCAAAGCATCAAAGGCAACGTTGCACATGACGGTTTTGCGGGTGGTTGTGTCAACCATTTCAAATTGGATGGCGTCCAAGTAGGCGATGAAGCTTTCGCCTGCAGCCCTTTCCAACGGCATTCACGTCTCCGAGCGAAGGTGCCGCTGCCAGATCTCACCCCCCCGCCACGTGAAACGGCTACGGCCACCTCTAACAACTGATGACTGTTTAACCGGCTGAGCGCCTTGGCGTTCCGGGAAAAATAGCGAAAGGAGAAGAACGCATGAAGCTGAGTGAGACACCCGAGATCTTCCGACTCCTCGATCGACGGCGAGTGGCGTCGGAGGTCCTTCGCTCGATCAAGGAAGACGAGCAGGCTTTCATTGGCGGCGAAGATGTCGAGACCGCCATCGTCTTCGAGGCTGGGACGCCTGGCTATGAGGCCGTGCAGGAACTGGCTGAGGCCAAGGTGCTGGCCATCGACGCCGAGCTAAAGGCGAAAGGGGTTGTCGTTGACCTCATGCCGCATGAATGGCCGGCCAACCGCCGCCTCGGCTCTGCGGCAGACCAGGAGGGCGAAGACGATGAGTGATGAAAACATTGCGCTGGGCGGCAACGCGCGCGCCGAGCTAAAGCGCCGTATTGAGCGGCGCCTTGAGAAGATGGACGAGGGCGACGAGGTGAAAGCCGAGATTGCCGAGTTCAAGCGTGAAGACAAATCAGACGGCTTCACGGAGAAGGTAATCGGCCAGGTCATCAAGGAGAAGCGGAAAGGACCGCAATTCATCCTCGCCCAACACACCCTGGAAGCGGAATTGCAAGCCTACCGCGACGCCAATGGTCTGCCGACGACGCTTGAGCAGGCGCAGGCGCATGCCGCCAAAGAGGCCAATAACGTGCCCGAGCCGAAGACGAAAAAGAAGAACAAGGGGAGGCAGCATTGA